CTAAATGACCAGTTTTTTATACCCTTTTCCGCGAGTGTCATTGTATTTATTCGTCATGAGTATGTTGGAGTGCCCAAGTAAAACTTGAGTGTCTATACCTTGCTCGCGATATAGCCGCTCCGATAAAGATCGCTGTTCGTGGAAGCTCGGTGCCGTGCCGTTTTTATCCCACTCGTACGCGACGCTATCTCTCGCTTTGCTAAATGCGACAGTTAAGGTTGCTGGTTTAACCATGCCGCCCCGCTTGGCTTTCCCTTTAGCGTGATGATGATGCAATAAATAAGGGCTCAGAACTTTGTCGCGGCACGATGAGATCACTTCACCGAGCGAGATTCCAAGCGCGTTACAGCGTAACTCCAGAGGAATGGCCAGCTTGTATCCGGTCTTGCTTTGCTCGATACACAGACAACCTTCCTGGATGTCAGTAAACTTCATGTTGCATATATCAGACAGGCGCTGCCCGGTGATAATGGCCAGCTGCATACCGCGTTGCAGGAAATAATTGTCTTTTTCCGCCGCGTTGAAGATAAGCATCCATTCTTCGAAAGTAAGCCTTTGACGGCTGATTTTTACGTGGGGCTTCTTGCTGGAAAGCGCCGGGTTGAATCCGGGCGGGACTTCTCCGACTTGCTGCGCTTCCTTAAACACATCGATCGTAACCTTCCTGAAAATCTGCCCCATCCTGTTATGCCCCTTCTCTTTATAATCTTCCAGAATCGAAACAATATCCTTCACGGTAATCTCATCCAGCTGGCGTGGCCCCAAAGATTCCTCAAGAACCTTTAACGGTGAGGCCTTTTGCTTGAATGTATTTAGCTTAATCTCGCCTTGTTGCAGCCGCTCTTCCTGAAGCTTTCTGTACCGTACCAAATACTCGCTGATCGTTGCGGCTCCGCCCAGGCGCTTGTTGATGTCATTTTTAGCGCGGATCAGATGCCTCATTTTTTGTTCGGCTAAACGGCTGTTAGCTTCAATGGCAATTTCTTTGGCGGTACTTTCATCGGTGCCGAGGCCGTGAAATTTCCCAGTAACAGGATGCTTATACCGCCAGTAAACTTTTTTGGTGCGCGAGTCCAGAAAACAGGAAAGGCCTGGTATAGATACGTTATGTTTCCGAGGTCGCGCCATCTTCTAAAATCCTCCTCAGGAGCGGGTGATCCTGTTTCTTTATCTCTGGTTCTGCTGAAAAGCCAACGAACCGGGCCGTGACCTCGACGCGCCAGCTTTTTCCCACTTTGCATGGGGGCGGTGAAATCATGCCGTTCTTGGCGTATTTGCAAAGGGTGGATGTTCCGGGCACCGGCTCTCCAAATTCGCGCTTTGCCCATTCAGATAATAGAACTAACCTGGACATTATCTTCTCCAGATAATGGCCCTTTGCAGGGCCAAAAGGTGAATAAAAGAAATCAGATTGCTGTCAGGCGTTGCCAGATAGCCGATACGTATTTGACCTGGTGGCGGGCGTCGGCCAGGGCGTTATGCTGATCGCCTTCAAAAGGGATGTCGTAGCGAGCATTTAGCCCAACAGCTTTACCCAGCTCAACGACGGTTCGCACGTCCCGGTAGTTCCAGTGCGGGATCGGGAAGGGCGTGTCGGCCAACTCAAATGCTGCTTCCAGAAGAGAACAATCAAACGAGCTGCCATTCCCCCAGAGCTGCACATTCTTAGAACCGTTGGCTGCGTTCTCAGCGATGAAATCGAGAAGCTGCTCGAGCGCTTCTACCAGGCCGACCGTATCATCCACCACGATTGCAGATCGTGCTTCAGGTGATTGCTTCAGCCACCATAGAATAGTGCTGGCGTCTGGCCTGGCCCCGAATGACATCGACGATTCCAGATTAATCACCTGATAATATTCAGCACCGGTCATCCCGCTGGCCGGGTCAAAGAATACGGCCCCCACTGAAACGATCGGGGCACCCGGTTTTTTGCCCATGGTTTCGAGATCCACCATCAGGTGCGTGAACATGGTTTCCGAGTTTGAGGTATAAGCCCCTAGCGGCTCCAGTTCCTCTTTCAGATCCGCTTCCATGACCGCATAGGTTGCATCGCCAACTGCGGCGCCACAGTCAGGGCAACCGCCGCCACCTTCGGTACCACAGCCAGTGCAGATGTTTCCCGCTACGGCATTTGTTTGCGCAGCAGTTGCATCAGCGCTTTCGCCTGCTGGAACCGCGCCAACACTTTCTCCTTTCGCCGGGTTAGTCTCTTCCATCTGCACATCGCTGGTGGTCTCCTCATTAACCGGTGAACGGTCATCATTTTCTGGATGTTTTTCGTTCATCAGGCCATCAATGGCGAATACGCCTCCGCCGAGGTTCGCGACCTGTGGCTGGCTGGTAGCACTTGCCCACTTAGGCAGGGCCTGTGTTTCCGCTTCATCTTCATCAGTGAGTTTTTTCTCACTGGCTTCTACCCATTTCGGCAATGCTTGTTGCTGCTCGACGGCTTGAGTGTCCTCTTCCGATTCGATGGACGGCAGAGGGAGAAGCTCAGTCGCCTGGCAGAACTCAGCCGTCATCGTCTGGTTCACGAACTCCAGATGCGCAGGTGGCGTCAGACGGATATTCTCTGGCGCGATGCGTACCAGGTTGAAGATGGCGGCGCGGTTGACTGCCAGAACGCCTGGCTGATTGCGCAGAATCTTGCTCCAGGATTTCCATGGCTCTTCTTTGTTCGCGACAATCTCTTTGGCGCGGCGCAAAACACTGGAAGGGATTTCAAAGTGGTGGAAATCCATAGGCAACAGGGCGCAGGCGATCTCAAGATCGAGGGTGTCCAGGGTGTGGTGTGCGCCTTCACCGCGGTCAGTTACATACCCGCCATCGGCATTGGTGCCTGCGTCAGTGCGTTGCACAAGGTTAATACGATTGCCGGCGACCCACTCACGCGTCAGGATGCCGCGGTCAATATAAGGGGTGGCTACCCAGGCTTTAGTGAACTGCAGCAGCAGCGCCAGCTCATGGCGTTTATCCATGCTGAAGACTTCTCGGATCGCTTTCGTGTAGCGCCACAGATCCTTGGTATCAAAAGCCTTAACTTCTGCGAAATTCTCTGCGGCCAGAAGCAGGTTTTGGACATATCCGTTATCCGTGTCCATTTCCATTAAGTGAAGCTCCGCGTGTACTTTGCGGCTGATATGATGGCGCAGTTCGTCAGCTGTCAACTGAGCCAGGAGCTGTTTGCGGAATGGCATTTTGCAGACAGGATAATGAGCGCCCCCGTCATCATGTTTACTGATCCTCAGGCCATGCTCAAACAAGCTCTCAGGTTCTTCCTTGACTGGAAGCTTTCCACTCTTCCAGTCGTCAACCAGCTTATTGCGCTCGTCAGCTTCGGCTTTAATCCAGCTCGACATGAAGACGGCCAGCAGCGCATGATCATGTTCTTTATCCTGCGGGAAGATGGCTTTGATGGCCTGAACCAGTTTCCACTCGGCATGCAAGCTGAGTTCGCCAATATCAGCAACGTCATTTTTGGCCTGCAGCAGGTTCTGGAAATAAACATTTCCCTCATCGGTCACCAGCTCGTTGGCGACGATCTGCTGTTCCTGGCTGATCTCCGAAATGTATTTGTCACCCAGCAGATGGACAGCTAAGCGGACAGCCGGAGTGCGATTTTCAAGCAGGGAGGTGCCGCCCACATCTGCGGTGTCAGTGGCGGTTACCATAGCAAGCTGATTCTCATCGCTGGTGGCGCTGTCCGTGGCGATGGTGGTTTCGTTATGAGATGCGGCGCCCGGGATCACGTTCCAAGTGCGCTGGTCTTCGGCAAGGGTGTAGCGCTCGCACCAGGTAAAATCAATGGTGTTTTCTTCCGGCAGATCATTGAAGACAGGAAAATCAGTGCGGACCGGCTTCAGGTAATCTTTGCCGCGGCCGGTTTCGATGTCAGCGTCTTCCAGCTCGACATCCAGTTGCAGTGCTGCGCGCGATTCGGTTTTGGCTGTAAACCACAGAACGCCGTCAGGTTTTCCTGATTTTTGGGTTGCCTTAATATGATAAAAAAATTCCATCTTGTAGCCTCGTTTGGGTGTAAGATACCCAACAGCTGATGAGCGCTGCTTAGGTAGTGGTCATTGGTCAAAACTCGATTCCGGAAAGCTTTGGTCGGCTGACCGGGTACTTAACCCGCCTTGCGCGGGTTTTGTGCTTATTGGACGCCGGGCTTATTCGCCAGCTGAGAGATAAGCACTCCATCAAGTGCATCAAGCACCGGGTCGAACGTGGTATTCGACGGGATCTTGCTGACTGCGCGGATGACTGCTGAAACTGAGATATCACCTTCACGAAGGCTATATCCGCCGCCCGGTCCTCTGTGTGAGGTGACCAGCTTGCCGCTGCGCAGCCGCTTAAAAATTTGCTCCAGGTAGGAAACCGAGAGCTTCGATTCTTTACTCAGTGTGGCGAGGGGTACTGGCTTGCCGCAGTAGATTCTTTCCAGAACCGCAACAGCCTGGACAGATGCCATCACTCGTTTCATTCCAAATTCCATGGACTATCCCTTCACCGGATCCCGGCCATAGCCAGGGTTATCTTCAATAGCATCCTGCAGAACCTGAATCGCTTCGCCGTATGGAAGGGTCAGTGCCAGCTTAATCGCCGTCCCGAACGTCTCCGCTACCAGTTCAAACTTCTGAGCCAGGCGGTTCGCTTCCTCGGTCTGCTCCTCAACAGCCTCCATTTCAAACTGGTGCTCCTGCCAGACTTCATCCATAACGTCTTCTTCAACTTCACCGCGCAGCGCTTCTTTTACTTCAAGAACAGGCAGGATGCCGATTAACTCCTCTGCCGGTGCGGTGCTATATCGCAATGCCAGTTCGTTCGCTGACATAAATCCTCCGGAAAAAAGCCCGCCACGGGTGACGGGCAAAAAGAACTTTTCCAATTTAACCAGAACAGGTCTTCGTCTCCTGTTTGGTATTGATGGCGGGATTACCATCACGATGCCATGTGCACCTGGCATCAGGCTGGCAACAGCCATTGGTCGAAACTCGATTAAAAATGTAACGCTGGCTGTTGGTCGTCAGCCGGTTTGTACGGGTAACACTGTCCTTTCACGTGCTGCTCTGCGGCAGCTGCTTCACAAACCGCCTCGGTCTTATAAACCCCGAGCATGATGTCTGAGCATTCCCCGGTGAGGGCGCAGACGTTAACGATTAAGGCGAAAAGCGAGTTCATGCGTTGAGCTCTGGATTGCCTTTCTGCGCCATGAAGTAGCAGAACTTGCGGATCAGGACTTCAACAATGTTGAGGCGAATAGCCTGCTGTTTAACGGGATTACGTGCGTAGTCGATCATGGTTATCTCCTGTTTAATTTTGCCTGTCGTATCGCGGCCCTAACTTCAGTGCTATTGTGGTAATTCCCATACTATAATGAGGGGATTAACTGTGGAAAAAGAAGAGAAGGTCTTGTATTTAACTCGCCTGGCGGTTGATACATATAACTCCTACCGTTCTGCTCAAATCTCATCCGGTCGAAATCTTTCAGACCAACACGATCCTGTTGAAGAGATTGAAAAACTCTATGTAAAATTCGAAGTTTTTCTTAACCAGAAGCTCGCAGAAGACGAATGGAAATAGGGTTATATGCTTTCCAACCAGACCCATTTCTCCAGAGTGAGCCGTTGCAATGTGCATAAAGCTCACTCTTTCTGATGTCCATGTAATCCACAATTTTTACTCCTATATCAGCCTGTAACGCTGGCAAGCGGAACGGTACTATCTGCTGCGCATTGTTTGTATGTGCTTTGCTGGCGCCCCAGCTGCGGTGGTCAGTCGCTTCTCCGCCTGAAAAACTCGATAAACTCAGCAAATAGCTGGTTCACCGCAAAGCACATTCTCTGGTCATCTCATCCGGTGTTTCATATGCCGCCGGCAGCTACTACGTGGGCGTCCTGCCTGAATGACTGAATTTGTGAAATCAGACTACAAATAAATTTGTCATCAGTCAAACTGATTGTGACATATTTTATTTCAATGATTGTTTTAGAAGGGATTTTAGGTTGGTGAGGCACAAAAAAAACGCCGCTAAAAGCGGCGTTTTTTGTTCTGTCTTAGTCTTTGTTCGGGGTCGGTTCTATTTTTCTCTTGCTCAAGAACTCAGCCATAAACCTATCGAGCTCTTCGAGGCGATCACTAGCCGACTGAACAAAGCGTGTTTGTTCTACCTCTGGAAGCTGATCAAACACCTCTAGTAAAGCAGCCTGCTTTTCAGTTAACACTGTTTTGCTGGCTGTAGCGGCCTTAAGCTGAGCCTCTTCTTCGTCAGTCATGAAGAACCAATACAGCGGTTTTCCAAGGGCTTGAGGGAATAATGCGAGCTTTTCCTTGCGAGGAAAGTTACCTGTATTACACCAGTTACTGACTGTTTGAGAATTGACGCCAACTCTCCTGCCTAACTCAGATTGAGATATTCCAGCTTCCTCAAGAGCTCTTAATAGTCGTTCTTCGAAGTTCATATTCGGATCCAAATTAAACCTATCAGCAAGCATACAAAGTTTCTTTTCAGTTGTGGCTGATTAAGTTTCTTGACATTGACAAATTATTTATCAATCATGTGATTCCTAAACTAGGAGGAACCATGAACGAAGCCATTCAACAAAAAATTATTTCTTTGTGTGGAAGTCAGTCTGAACTAGCTCGTCGCCTGGGTAAGAACTCGCAGACAGTATCGGTCTGGTTTCGCACTCAAGTTGCCAGCACTGAAGTTCTTAACGCCTGCAGGGCTCTGGACTGGCAAGTAACTCCGCACGAGTTGCGCCCCGATCTCTACCCGAACCCCACTGATGGTTTGCCTCAAAAGGAAGCCTAATAATGCAATCAGTAACGTTTGAACATCTTAACCGGCAGAACGCCGCACCGCTGAAAACCCGAAATCAGATTGAGCATCGGCGCCGGGACTCAACGCGCCATCGCACGATTCTGTCTGCCGTTCGTGAGTGGGAGGCAAGTATCCCGGGCCAGGCGCAGGACGTTGTTACGCAGCTGGTGGCTGAGCAGTGGTCCAAAGAAGGCGGGCGAGGGATCACCGTGAACAAACAAAACCTTTACCGCTACCTGAAAAACGAAACCAATTCCAGCAAGTACACGGCTTATGTCATGCAACTCGCGAATGCGATCAGCGTAGCAATGCCGATTGAGATCGCCAGAAAACACGGCCTCCGTCAGGGTAAAACCGACATCGAGCTGGTGGCCGACGCGATAAAAGAGTGCGGCGAGCATCACCAGGCTAAGTTACTGGGCCTGCCAACCAAAAAGCAGGCGAAGGAGGGTTTTGAAAACCTTCTTGCCAACGCAGCACTGCTACCCGGAGAACTGGCCGGCGTGGTGATAGCTCACCTGCAGGCGCTGGCACCACTTTTTACGTAATCGAGTTTTGACCAATGAGTTCTACGACCATTAACCGCGAGGTGAGATATGTCTAATCCTTTGCCTAAGGCGATGCCTAAAAGTAAGGCTACAAATGAGCCTTACCGCAAGGTGAAGATCACCATGTGGGATGATCCAAAGTTTCGCGCGTTGTCCCCTTTGCCGCCTAGCGGGCAAAGCCTGTTTATTTATCTGCTGACCAGCCCGTTCACCGGGATTATCCCGGGGTTGTTCAAAGGCGGTCGAGCGGCGCTGGCTGAAGAGCTGGGGTGGGAACTGGAAGCCTTCGACTCTGCCTTAAGCGAAGGCTTAGCTTTAGGCATGGTTAAAGCCGACCTGAAAGCCAGAGTTTTTTGGCTTCCTAAGGCTGCGGCACATAACCCGCCAGCTTCAGTGAATGTGATCAAATCATGGGCGCGGGCCTTCGAATTATTGCCCGAGTGTGAACTGAAATGGGAGGCATGGGCGGTGCTACAGGCCGCGTGTTATGGGGTGTCTGAGTCTATGGGTAAGGCATACGACAAGGCTATGCCTTTGCCTAAGGATAAGGCTTGCCCTTTGCCATCAGGTATCCAGAAAGCAGTAAGCAGTAAACAGATCTTAAACCCCTCTCTTAACGCGGGCGCGAATGAAAATTCTGAGTTTGCTGGTTTACCAGATGAACCTGTTGCTCCGAGATACGTTGACGGACTGGATGAACCAATCGGCAAATTCACGATGACAGCCGCCTGGTCGCCAAGCAGGGATTTTCGCCAGCGCGCGGCAATGTGGGGAATAGCTTTGCCTGACCCTGATTACTTTGTCACAGAGCTCGCTGAGTTCGCGTCGTACTGGGAGTCAGAGGGGAAGATTTTCACCCAGGTTCAGTGGGAACAGAAATTCGCCCGGCACATCGTGCTGGTGAGATCGAAAAAACAACCGGAAACCGGAGGTAAGGACAATGCAGGAGTTCGGGGAGAGCCTACAGCATCTAGGGCTGTTCAGCAGATTCAGTCAGCCCACGCAGAGTGGAGACGCCGCAATGGACTTGATGGCAACGGAAACGGCATGGCGCCTGTGGCAGGTCATGGGGGAAATATTCTCGAACCGGTGGACGCAGAAGAATGGGGCGGAACCTTCGGCGCTCTGGATAGCCCAGATAGGTTCGATGACTGATAAGCAAATCAAGCTGGTCTGCCAGCAGTGCATGGAGCGCTGTGCTGGTGGAAACACATGGCCGCCAGATCTCGCTGAGTTTGTATCGCTCGTTTCAGAGAGCGGTGCCAACCACTTCGGCCTGACGTCCGACAGTGTCATGGGTGAGTATCGCCGCTGGCGTAACGAGTCCTATCGGTACTCAGGTAGTGATAAATACCCGTGGCCGCAGCCAGTTCTCTACCACATTTGCATTGAGATGCGCAGAACGGGCGTGGAGCGGCAGATGACAGAGGGGGAACTGAAAAAACTGGCAGAGAAGCTGTTAACAAAATGGAGCAAGCACGTCAGTAACGGCCTTTCGGTACCGCCGATTCGCCGCCAGCTTGCAGCACCGCAGCACCCGGCAGGACCAACTCCGGCACAGCTGCTGATGGAAGAGTACAAGCGCCGCAAAGCGGCAGGTTTAACCAACTAAATCGAGTAATGACCAATGACCAAACCATTAACCCAGAAAGAGCAGGTGGCAGTTTTTGTGCGCTACCAGCCGAACTGCGCCGTCGGCGACGTTTCCGAAGCGCTGGATATGTCAGGTGCAACAGCAGGCAAGCTGCTGCGCGAGTTGAGTGACAACGGGGTGATAACCCGCTCCCGCAACAGCGTTCAGTACACCTATGCGGCGGTACCGCATGCCGATATTCCGGATGTGATCCTTCCGTGCATGGAGGAGAAAAGCGACCCGATCAAGATGCAGGCTGCCGAGCAGAAGGCGAAGGCGCTGGAAGAAAAGGGGCTGTGGCGCCGCGCTGCAGCGGTGTATTCGGACATGTTCGGCATCGCATGCAGCTCTGTTGAAGTTTCCCGTATAGCGAAGCGCCGCAATGAGTGTCTGCGCATGGCAGGGAAGGCCTGACTGATGCCAAGACCAAAAACGCACAGGGAGCGCACCCTGTTCATCGCCTGGATTATTGAGCTGGTGAAAAAACATGGCCACGCTACGACCAACGATGTCGTCGGCATGTTCGGCCTGCACCGCACTACTGCCGAGAAATACATCCGGGCTGCCGTGGAGCAGGGGCATCTTATCCGCCACGGGCGCTGCGGCGTCTTCCGCGATCAACGGGCAATTATCGACTTTGACATGGAGCGTTATACCTATCGATTGACGGCGAAAGGAAACTTAATCTCGAAAGTTAACTGTCATTTAGCCGCCCGGTAAGGATTTTTGGGTGGCGATGAGTGAAGAGCGGATCGTAGAGTGTTGCTGCCTTACATCCAGTCACTATTATTTGCCGTTAAGACGGAAAACCTTTGGGGACAAGGCTAAGTTCCCGAACCGTGCTTTTGTTTAGTGCGGCTAATATCAAGTTTATAAAGAAGTGATGTCAAACTATTCATTTCAGCGTTAAGATTAAATGATACAGATTAATCTTAACGCTCTATGGACGAATGTGATGGCAGTAAAGCGCGCCTACTATGGCAATGATACCGACCGGGACTACTTTGAGCGAGTCTTTCAATCAGCTAATATTAATTTTCTCATTGGATCAGGCGCCTCGCTGCCTGCGATTCAAGTACTGGGAACAATAGAAACTGATCTTCAGCAGCTTATAAATGATGAACAGGAAGATGAATACTTCAGGATGGCCGAGGAATTTTTGTCAGCGGTCTGGCTTCCGCATAACTGCATGCTTGGCCGAGGAAATGGAGTACCTTTCACAACCCAAGTTCTAGCCAATGTAGAACAAACACGAAGGAATTATGATGCATTTATATCTTCTTTGGAAAATTTGCTAACGCGTCGTCGGACCGGTTTGCTTCCGCGCCGCATTAACATTTTCACAACTAATTACGACCTGTTTATCGAAGAAGCTGCCACGCGTAACAACAATATTCTTTTTAATGATGGATTTAATAAAAGGACGAATCTCTGGGGCGATGAGGAGTTTGATGCGAGCTGTTTTAATTATTCTGTAAGTGTGACCGGAAATTTGTATAATTATAAAGTTGAACTACCAACGGTTAATCTTATAAAACTTCACGGGTCGCTTTCATGGGAAAATTATAAAGGAAAGGTTATCTATAATATCGGGGAGAAAAAACCCCTTAAATTTTCCAATTTAGAGGAAATAAAAAGTTGGGTGCTCTCTCATACACTAATTCTTCCGCGTAAGGAGAAGTTTAAAGAGACTCTGCTGCAGAACGTTTACTATGATTTATTAAGGACCTACTCTAACGAACTTGATAAAGAAGCAACCCTTCTGGTTGTCTTTGGCTTTTCTTTTGCTGATGAGCACCTTGAAACGATCACTAAAAAAGCACTGCGCAATTCCACCTTGAAACTGCTCATTTTTGCTTTCAATGAGGCTAGCGTTGATGGCTTTATCGATAAGTTTCGTGATTACTCCAATGTTGAAATTATTTATCGCCCGGGTGGTTATATTGATTTTCCTATAATGAATAACGTTATCACGTGCTTTCTGGGAGGAGCGAGATGAGTAACCATTTTTTTGATCAAGAAGCGGTACTACGTGTCGGCGAAGTCTGCGAGGTATCCGGGCGCGTTATTACCATTCTTGTAGATAAAAATAAAAATCTCAGCGATTTGTTTTATCGGGGAAAAATCCTTAGAAATGTGTCAGTGGGCAGTTTCATTGAAATAAAAAAGGGTTTCATGAGCCTGATAGGTAAGGTTGAAGCGGAACGAGTCATTGAGGAAAAGCATATTGTTGGCAGTGGCAGTGATTCTTGGCGCTACCGGCGATATCTGACCGCGACCCTGGTGGGATACATTGATCGCAAAGAGTGCTTTATTGGTGGTTCTCGTGAACTTCCTCTTATCGGCAATGAGGCCTTTGTGGTGACTGAAGAGTTGATACAGATGGTTCATCAGATATCTGACGAAGACGAAACGGTAATGAAATTTACCCGTACGGATCTTGAAGATATCGAAATTTCGCTACCTGTCGATGGACTCATTAATTCGCATATTGCCATTTTCGGCAATACCGGAAGTGGAAAATCCAATACTCTGGCCGCGCTTTATAAAGCAGGCACTGCTCAGTTGAAAAACATGCTTGGTGACCGTTTCAGAGAAAAATGCAAATTTATACTATTCGACTTTAATGGAGAATATACTGCCCCGCATTGTATTACTGATGAGAAGACGGTTTATAACCTCAATACGCACCATGAAAATGGCAATAAGCTTCCCCTACCCAAGGAAGTACTATTTGAGCATGACATGCTCTCCGTTCTAACCGACGCCACGGACAAAACACAAAAACCATTTCTTAAGCGTGTGCTTGAGTTTCGCATGAGAGTAATGGGTGTTGAGGATCCCCTTAACTTTATGCGTAATATCTTAAAGAAAAAAGTTAGGCAAAATCTTTTTAGCGGAGATAAACCAAAATCCGATATTGTTAACCAACTTTTTAGTCCAATTTTTAAAGATAACCCAGATCTCATATCTGATCTTGAGTTCCATTCAGTTGCATGTAAATGGAAGTTGAGAGCGGGTAGTATTTTTAATGCTGAGGTAGATGCTGAGCGTTCTTATCTTTTCAGTCTTGCAAGTGATTTTATTTTCAAAGAAGATATGATTGAAAATTTACTGGATTTTATGTACTTGCAACTGATTCAAGAGTTTTTATCTAACAAGTCTAATCCGGAACATATTGCACCTGTCATTAATAGAATGAATGCAAATCGTAAAGATATTGCGAAAATATTTGATACTTCCGAACAACAAGATTTTTGGGGGGGCAAAAATTTTACGGTAGTAAATTTAAACATGGTTAATATAACCATGAAAAAAACACTTCCTCTTTTGATTGCTAAGTGGGCTTACAACATGAAGAAGTTATCTACCGAACCTTCAACGCTGCACATTATTATAGATGAAGCCCATAACATTCTTTCACATAATTCGTTTCGCGAGACGGAGAGTTGGAAGGATTATCGCCTAGAAACTTTTGAGGAAATAATAAAGGAGGGACGTAAGTTTGGCGTTTTTATCACGATTTCCAGTCAACGTCCTAATGATATATCCTCAACGATAATATCACAGGCGCACAATTATTTTATTCATCGCTTGATTAACCAGAATGATCTCTACGCCATCGAAAAATCGGTATCATACATTGATCGATTGACTGAAGAATCTATTCCGACTCTTTCCACAGGAACTTGTATCTTTAGTGGCATCGTCAGTCCAATGCCGCTTAAATTAAGGGTGGCTGAGCTGTCATCGGAACAGAAGCCTAGAAGTAATACGATTTCATTTAATGATTTATTAGCAGAAGGATGATTACCAAAATGACTTCTTTTTAGCTGCCTGTCACTCACGTCCTGCTAATCAGAGTGGTGAGGGCTTAACAAAGCCCGCTTCTGGCATGTTACCTATGCCTCCTCCTTTATTCGTAACTCAATTGGCGTGTATTGTACTTATGGCTGAGTGTTTAGACTGATATCATCGATCAAAACCATCACTACATTAAGTATCTAAATTACAATCTGGTTTTATTACGGCCGTACAATCAGAACAACGTACATGCATGCTGAAACGAGCGCGTTGTGCACCCAGCGGCAAGCGAGGTTATGCTCTCATTTTTCATAGTTCTTATTGGCATTTTGTGTGCCGAAAGCATTGATCAAAACGGCCTACAGGTATACTGTATATTCATACAGTAAATGCAGCGGAGGCTATTATGAGAGTTGAGTTAAGCATTGATAGAACTAAAGAACTTCCTAAGGGCGCTGTCCCGGCTCTGGAAAAAGAACTGTTAACACGACTGCAGGATCAGGTAGGCGATTGCACCCTAGTTATACGACGAGCAGGCTCAGACGGGTTAAGTGTTCTGGGCGGTGAAAAGGACGCGAAGAAGAAGGTAGAAGAGATCCTCCAGCAGACCTGGGAAAGCGCTGACGACTGGTTTTATTAATTCAGCAAGTAATTAGTTTCCTGGGTGGAAGGGGAGGTTTGGTGAAGCAAAAAGAAGAATTTCCAAAAAAGGGTTATGCAGTCATCAGATGTCACGATGGGGTTATCGTTGCACGGCTGCACTCATTTCCTGAATTTGATCGCGCGCTGATGTACAGGCGAGGTGATGATGTGTCGTTTACACCGCTTCTGGATGATGAGATTGTAGGGTCGCCAACTCTCTTTACGCAGATGCTGGAGCGGGCAGGTTACCGCGTTTCGCTTAATTCTGTTAAACTCCCGTCATAGGCCTGAACAACCTATACCTGCTGCGCCACTGGAGAGATACCATGGCGCAAAAACCTACCAAACAAAAACTTAATCTGGTTCCTTCCGGAATCAGCGATTTCTTTTTGCCCGCGCACGTACAGGTGACGGCATGAAGAAAACCAGCTTCATTCACACGCAACTCACCTCGAAAGAAGTGGACGAACTTGAGGCCCGCTATCGCGCCAATGACGTGCGCACTGTGCGAAGCCTTGATGTCGATCTGATCCACTGGACGCTCACCGCTTATCTGCCGGAGGCTAATAAAGCCCCGCGGCAGGATAAGACCTTCCAGCAGCCGATCTGGAGGTGAGCGTGAAAACCTACAACATCATCCCGATGGGCAAGCCCAGGATGACCAGGGCGGATAAGTGGAAAAAACGGCCGGAGGTTCTCCGATACCGCGCGTTCTGCGATCTCGTTCGGCTGCTGGGCGTCGAACTGCCGGAAGCAGGCGCACACATTACGTTTATCCTCCCGATGCCTCCGAGCTGGAGCAAGAAGAAGCGCCAGGAGATGGCGGGGAAACCCCATCAGCAGAAACCCGACAAAGATAACCTGGAGAAGGCCCTGATGGATGCCATCTATGCAGATGACGCCCATATCTGGGATTCCCGCGTGACGAAGCGCTGGGGCGAAGAAGGGCAGATCATCATCGGGGAGATAGACTGATGCGCGCCTTGCTGAAACCAGTTATCGCCCGGGAGCTGGGCGTTGTGCTGCTGAAACCCGGCCGCGAGTTGATGCCCATATTTATCTCAGGGCGCGTGCTGGTGGAGAGCCAGCCTGCCAGCATGGCCAGCTTTGAGACCGGGCGAGTTCCCGATCTGCGCCAGACGCTGGCGGCCAACCCGGCGCTGCGTCCGTTCTTCCTCCACGAAAAGGTGATCACCGCTGCTGGTGGACTGGCTGGCCTGGAATACTGGTTGCTGCGCCACGGCGGCGGCACCTGCCAGTACCAGCACAGCGATTACCACTATCACGAACTGACCACCATGCGGCATGAGCCCGGCGCGATTCTCCTTTGTGGCCACTGTGACAACCGGCTGCGCGAGCAGTACACCGAACGTCTGGCGGAGCTGGCGCGACAGAACGTCATCGACTGGGTGCTGGACATCGCCCGGGTGGCGCTGGCGCTCGACAAAACCCGTGAACTATCTCTGGCTGAATTGTGCTGGTGGGCTGTTCGTGCCGGTGTCACCGACGCGCTGCCTGAATCCGTTGCCCGCGAGGCATTGCGCCTGCCGGCAGAGAAACAAACGTACCGGGAGAGCGAGATAGTACCGTCGGTACCGGCCACCAGCATCATCTCCGATAAGGCCCGCGCGCTACCTGCAGCACCTGCAACACCTGCAGGTGCGCCACCAGCCATTAAGCCAGTCGTGGGCGTAGTGGTGGATCCCGAGTCCCCGCAGACCCTGATGAAGCGGCCAAAGCGGACCCGATGGGACAAACCCAAATATCTGGCATGGGTTAAGACGCAGCCCTGCGAGTGCTGCGGCAGGCCGTCAGATGATCCACACCATCTAATCGGCTGGGGTCAGGGAGGCATGGGAACGAAGGCGCACGACAGTCTCGTGATCCCCCTTTGCCGTCAGCACCATACCGAACTACATAACGATCCGGTGAAATTCGAGCGTAAGCACGGTACTCAGCCGGAAATGATAATCAGAGTGCTGGACCGGGCCTTTGCGCTCGGCGTTCTGGCTTAAGGAGCAGTACAGGATGACACCACGTCAACGCCGCATTCATATCGAAGGTCTGGGTAAAGCAGCATCTGCACCGCGCAAAAGCTGGCTCGGCAAGTTCACGCCATTAACGGGCGTTCAGTCCGCGTGGATCAAATCCTTGCTGACGATCTGGGGCGAATGCGTCGGCGGTAAAACCCGCGCGCAATACCGTCTGGAGAATTGCAGCCAGTTCTGGTCTGAGGTTAAGCAATCGGAGTGGTCGGACACTCAGCTGTCGCGAATCACTGAGGCGCTGGGGCAGGCGAGGGAAGAGGGGTTCCGTGGCGTGCAAGCGGTATTGCGTGCCCGGTCCATTCTGTGGCCGGTGACACTGTCTGAACTGATCGAAGAGAGCGAGCGCCGCGATGATGCTGACTTTATCGAGCAGATCATGCTGGACACGTTCGACTTGCACGACCCGGTGTATCTGGTTGGCCTGCAGTTCTATACCACTCGCAAGAAGATATCCGACATCACCCGTGAGTTGCAGCACGTGGCTCCCTGGCTAACTGACGGCGAAGCGAGTAAACGCGTGCGCTGGTGCCTTGAAATCTTCCAGGCGAAAGTCTTTCTGGCCGTTCGCCGGCAGATAGAAGCCGAGCAAAAGTGAGAGGTATGTTAAATATTTTTCAAATAGAGTTGAAAACGGGCCAGAAAAATGAATAATCCATTCATGCTTGGCAGAGCTGCGCCACGATGGCAGCGACGAAAAGCCTTTATCAAACAAATTCTGAAACCTCGCTTCGGCGGGGTTTTTTATTGCCTGCATTCGCCACCCTGTCGCTTGGGTGAGTGCTATAATGATCTTGAAACATAATTAGAGTGACGTGGGCAAACGCCCAATGTGTATACAACGGCATTTACGACCAGCATTCACTGCTGGTCTTTTTTTTCCGCCATTAGCTCAACAGGAGAGAGCACGGAGCTTCTACCTCTGTGGTTCGGGGTTCAAATCCTCGATGGCGGACCAGTTTATCGCTACATTCATAATTCAGTATTCCTCACACCAACCCATAACCAGAATGGCTACACTCTCTTCACAGTAAGGAGGGAGGAAGGTATGAAAGAGGGTTATTACTGGATACAGCACAACGGCAGGGTTCAGGTTGCCTACTATACCGATGGAGAAACGGAAGATCTTGAAACGGGTAAGACCGTAACCGGTATCTGGCACCTGACGCAGGGGGATCCCATTTGTGATAACGGTGAAGCAGAAGTTCTTGAAGGTCCTCTCACACCATTATGATACCGCCGGTCGGTTCGTGATTTGTTGGATGTAGTCGTTATTCGAATGCGCTACCTGCATCTAATATTTAGGCAAATTTGGAATAACGCTCTCATTGACTGGCGTCATCGCTCTCAGGTAACCAGACTTAGTTTTATGCTTACGACTGAAAGGAGCGAACTATGCCAGTTAACCATGCTGAATGTATCGAGGCCTGCTACAAATGCGCGGCTGCCTGTGATTATTGTGCTGCTTCATGTCTGAAAGAAGAGCAAGTGGATATGATGCGTGAGTGCATAAGACTCGATATGCAGTGCGCAAATATTTGTCGGCTCGCGGCACAATTTATGACCTTCAAAAGTGAGTTTGCGAAATCGGTATGCCAGGTCTGCGCAGAAATTTGTCAGAAATGCGGTGAGGAATGTGGTAAGCACGAAGCAGAACATTGTCAGAAATGCTCTGAAGCCTGCCTTCGTTGTGCGGAAGCGTGCCGCTCAATGGCTTAACAGGGCTCATTTTCTGCTTTGTGAACGAAACTGGACACTTTAGAATCCTGACAAATTTCTGCCATGGTTAAATGCTAGGTGAATCCCCCTGTGCGGCGGGGCAATCCAGTTAACTGCTAAGGGCAGATGTGCTTGCGACTCTAATAACTGGTAACGAGTCACCGGGAGGCACCCGGCACCTATCTGAGTATCCGTGACTGTTTCAATTTATGCCTGCTTTTACAAGCAGGCATTTTTTTATCCCCACTTTGAAACTGGTGCTATTTTTAAATTGTGAACCAGACCATAACCGCCCACCCGACATCCTGGTCGGGAAGTGACGCTGCTCGACACAGTTGTTGCACCGGGAATGGCCAAGTAACACGACTACCTACTTAAATTGTCTAATCAGTTAGGCCTGCTGAATAAGCGGGCCTTTTTTATTTCAGGCTCCCGGAAACCCCCATCAAGGTCTGTCGTTAATTCATCCGGCGAGCCTGAGCCCTACCCACACAGCACCCGCATCCTGGCGAGGTGAGAGAAATGTCCCGTATGAGCAAACTTGTCACCGGAGTCGCCCTCGGCACCTCAGGAGGAACCATCCTGAACGGCGTCCTCACAAAACTGAGTCCTGACGAATGGAGCGCCATCGGCGTACTGGCAGGTATTGCCGGGATAATCGTTACAGGACTCATTAACTGGTATTTCAAACGCAAGGTCGCTAATGCGCAGGTTAAGGCGCTGGAGAAATACGGCCCGGCGGTGAAAGTTGGAGAAGACTGATATGCCTATGACCAGCAGCCTTCGCAATAAACTGATCGCCGCAGCTGGTGGCGGCGCAATGCTGATTGCCTCACTTTTCCTCGGTGGGCAGGACGGCGTCGAAGGGCGGAAGTACGAGGCCTATAAAGACGTCGCCGGGGTGTGGACTGTGTGCGACGGCCATACTGGGCGGGATATCGTCAGGGGTAAGACTTATACAGATCGCGAGTGTGACCAGCTGCTCTGGAAAGACCTCCAGCCAGCAAAGCGCATGGTAGACAATCTGGTCAGGGTGCCGCTGGGCGAGTATCAGCGCGCCGCGCTTTACAGCTTTGTCTTTAACGTTGGTTCTGACGCGTTCTCGAAGTCCACGCTTCTGCGCAAGCTGAACAAAGGTGATCACGACGGGGCGTGCGAAGAAATGCGCCGTTGGGTTTACGCTGGTGGCATGAAATGGAAAGGCCTCCAGAACCGGCGCGAGATGGAGCGCAGCATGTGCCTGGCGGAGAGCAAAAATGACCTATAAAGCCTGGCTGATAATCGGCATTGAGCTGCTTTTATCCTTCCTGGTTATTTACCTCCTGCTCGGCAAGGTAGGTGAAGAGAAGAAGCGTGCTGACGCCGCCGAGCAAAACCTGAAACTGGCGAAAGCCACCATCACCGACATGCAGGTGCGCCAGCGTGATGTCGCTGCGCTCGATGCCAAATACACCGGAGAACTGCAGGATGCAAAAGCAACTATTGATCAGCTTGAGCATGATGTTGCTACTGGCAAGCGTCGGCTGCAGCTCAATGCCAGATGCACTACGAACGGAGCGACCAGCACCACCGGCCTGGATGATGGCACCGGCCCCCGACTTACTGACTCCGCTGAACGAGATTATTTCACCCTCAGAGAGCGGATCGAAACCGCCACAAAGCAAATAGCCGGGCTGCAGCAGTACGTCAGCGAGCAATGTCTAAGGTAATTCAGTCTACATTTAAAGTCTGACAACTTTGAACGGGGTGGAATTGTGCAAAACGACAAAGAAGATCATCTTAAACAGGCGTTACTGGTAGTCCTGTCCCTTAATGAGGATTCAGGCCTCAGCCTGGATGGGGTCGTGAATGATGTACGCCGGGTAATGAATGAGGGCGGCAAGTACAACCATTACTGCCCTGATGGCGCTGAAGAAATATGTGGCATCGTTAAAAAAGCAGTAGAAGAGGTTAAGGCTAAACGCAAAAAGCACTGATGTTCAGTAGCCATAAAATAGCGCAATTGCGATTGCGCTGATGATGTCCTTTTCATTCCGCCAACACATACAGTTAGCCACGCTGTGACGCATTACAAAGCTGGATTGACGTTGGCATTGTTTAAGTTATTGATTGAACTTAATTATTACGTAATCTAAGGTTATTGCCGGACTGCAAACAAGAGGTGGATATGGAAGAGATAATTGTAACTATCATCGGCAGCAATTTTCCTGCTATGTTAGCAAGCAGAATCTATGATGAAGAGGATGAAATTGAATACATTGAGATTAAGGGTGATAGCATAAGTCAGGAGCTTTTCAAAAATATTAGCCAAGGTACGAGTGTAGAGATCTACTCGCAGCTTAAATCTTTGGGCTTTTACACGCTTATAACAGCAACCGTCGATATGGTTTTGCTCGCCAAGGGTGATATCGCTGGGCTTCTAAAGAAGAAGAACGATTTTAAATAAGACGCCTGCGGGCGGTTATTAAGCTATCAGCCTGGATGATGAAAAAGAAAAAACCCTCATGAGCAGGAAACCCGGTCTGCTCATGAGGGCATGCAAGTGCATATTCGTTACAAGTTTATTATGCGCATGCCAATTAGAAGGGGTCATAGGACTTCTCTCATAGTCGAAGTGTGACGTAATGAATTGCTCAACAAAAGCCCTCTTCCTGAGGGCAACGGTGTCGTTCTTACTGAATATTCATTCCGTTTTGATGTTTGCTCGTGGTACCTGGTATTCGCTTCTGAAATTTCTCTTGGTGCTACAGCATTCCAGGTACTAACAAATTTTAATTCTGACGCACAGGACTTATACAAAAGGCGCAGGCACCCAAGTTTAACAGTAATCCGAAACCGGAGGTGCCGAAGAAAACGAACTTTCCATATCCCTTCTGGCGGATAAATCGAAAATATACCTTGTAGGGGGATAAACTACGCTTATCGGTAGGCAGGCACTTTTCACAGGCGATAATGCTTTACTAAAAGGTTTGCAGATTTATCCTAATAGCTCTTTTTTAAATGGAGTTAGGTTAATGAAATTCCTTTGGGCAATTTGTATCGTATGTGGGATAGTTGGTTTTATTGAGGGTATTGTTGCTGTATTTGGAGCTGTAAGCGCACCACAGCAGGCAGCTGGCGCAGCTATGGGTGTTGCCTGGGCTGTCATCCCATACTGCATCTGCCGTGCTATCCAGCAGATGAGACCGCAGGAAGTTGTGATCAAGAAAGACGAATAAGCATCTGGCGGTTGGTTAAGTACAGCCTCGCAAAAGCGGGGCTTTTTTACGTGCATAGCATGCCTAGCAAAACGGAGACTGTCAGCACTTCGTTACTTTGAAACAACCTGACCGTTTAAATAAGCTCGAAATCAATTGGGGGTGTTAGACGTCCAGATGTCGAAATGGGGGCGCCGATGCGGTGCACAATAATGCTAATGATATTTATTATCATTTGCGGGTCCTTTCCAGCATATCGGCCTGTTACGGGGCGGCGTCCGCGCAGATTCTCGCTATTTATGAAAATTTTCAGGTATTTGCCGTTTCCGTTCTTCTTCTGGCTATCTCGCTGTTTTTACTGAAAACACCCCTTCAAAAGAAAGGAAATGGTGAAGCCCAGGAAATGGTGATTTGGCGTCTGTCGTTTCCTTTCTCTGTTTTATGCAAGGAGTGAGCAATGGAGGTTAACAAAAAAATCTTATCCGAGATTTTCGGCGTCAGCGTTCGCACGATTCAGAACTGGCAGGATCAGGGGATGCCGGTAGCGCGTGGAGGCGGGAAGGGAAATGAGGTGCTGTATAATTCCGCCGCCGTTATCGAATGGTATTCAGCGCGTGACACTGCGATTGAAAATGAAAAATTACGGAAGGAGGTCGAAGACCTGCGGATTGCTTCAGAGTCTGACCTTCAGCCAGGAACGATTGAATATGAGCGGCACCGTCTCACCCGAGCACAGGCTGACGCTCAGGAACTTAAAAATGCAAAAGAGTCCGCTGAGGTGGTGGAGACCGCATTCTGCACGTTCGTGCTGTCGCGGATAGCCGGAGAAATTGCCAGTATTCTCGATGGAGTGCCTCTGTCGGTTCAGCGGCGCTTCCCGGAACTGGAAAACCGACATATTGATTTCCTCAAGAAGGACGTCATTAAGGCCATGAACAAAGCAGCTGCGCTGGATGAAATGATACCGGGGTTGCTGAGTGAATATATCGAACAGTCAGGCTAAGGGGTTGCAGCACTCTGTGAGTGCGGGACTCCGTTCGCTTTTCCGGCCCGAGCCGCAGACAGCTGTTGAGTGGGCAGACGATAACTATTACCTCCCGAAAGAGTCTGCTTATCAGGAAGGGCGCTGGGAAACCTTACCCTTCCAGCGTGCGATCATGAATGCCATGGGCAACGACTATATCCGTGAAGTGAATGTCGTGAAATCTGCCCGTGTTGGCTACTCAAAGATGCTGCTCGGGGTGTATGCGTATTTCATCCAGCATAAGCAGCGAAACTCCCTTATCTGGTTGCCGACTGACGGTGATGCCGAAAACTTTATGAAGTCGCATGTCGAGCCGACAATCCGTGATATTCCCACCTTGCTGGCGCTGGCTCCCTGGTATGGCAAAAAACACCGGGACAATACCCTCAGTATGAAGCGTTTTTCAAACGGGCGTGGATTCTGGTGTCTGGGGGGAAAGGCCGCAAAAAACTATCGCGAGAAATCCGTCGATGTGGCGGGCTATGACGAACTGGCCGCCTTTGATGAAGATATCGAGAAAGAGGGCTCCCCGACCTTTCTGGGTGATAAGCGTATTGAGGGCTCGGTCTGGCCCAAGTCCATCCGCGGATCCACGCCAAAAGTCAGGGGCACCTGCCAGATTGAGCGTGCCGCGAAAGAGTCGCAGCACTTTTTGCGGTTCCACGTTCCCTGCCCGCATTGCGGGGAAGAGCAGTACCTGAAATTCGGCGATAAAGAGACGCCGTTCGGCTTCAAGTGGACGCCGGGTGAGCCTGCCAGTGTGTTTTACCTTTGCGAGCATAACGCCTGTGTGATTAAGCAGCAGGAGCTCGATTTTGCGCAGGCCCGTTACCTTTGCGGGGAGACGGGGATCTGGACGCGGGACGGCCTGTGCTGGTTTTCATCATCCGGTACCGAAATTGATCCACCTGACAGCGTCACTTTTCATATCTGGACCGCCTACAGTCCCTTCACGACGTGGGTGCAAATCGTCAAAGACTGGATCAAGACCAAAGGGGACACCGGCAAGCGCAAGACTTTCGTGAACACCACGCTTGGTGAGACATGGGAGCCGAAAATTGGCGACCGTCCCGATGCTGACGTAATGGCCGAACGTAAGGAGCACTTTGGCGCCGCGGTACCGGACCGGGTGGCCTACCTGACTGCCGGTATCGACTCCCAGCTTGACCGTTATGAAATGCGGGTCTGGGGCTGGGGGCCCGGCGAAGAAAGCTGGCTTATCGACAGGCAGATCATCATGGGCCGTCATGACGATGAAGCCACTCTGCTCAGGGTTGATGAGGCTATCAACCGGACATACACCCGGGAAAATGGGGTGCAAATGTCGGTTTCACGCATCTGCTGGGATATCGGCGGTATCGACCCGACCATCGTTTACAACCGCTCGAAAAAGCATGGCCTGTTCCGCCTGATACCCATTAAAGGGGCATCTGTCTACGGTAAACCCGTTGCCAGCATGCCGCGCAAACGCAACAAAAACGGTGTTTATCTCACGGAAGTGGGAACCGATACGGCAAAAGAGCAAATCTATAACCGTTTCACCCTCGTGCCAGAGGCCGGTGAACCCCTCGCCGGGGCAGTGCATTTCCCGAATAACCCTGAAATCTATGATTTAGCTGAAGCCCAGCAGCTGACAGCTGAGGAGCAGGTCGAAAAGTGGGTGGACGGTAAGAAAAAGATCGTCTGGGACAGCAAAAAGCGACGAAATGAGGCGCTCGACTGCTTTGTCTACGCACTTGCAGCCCTGCGGATCAGCATTTCGCGATGGCAGCTTAATCTCGATTCTCTTCTGGCAAGTCTGCTGGAGGAAGACAGCGGGCGTAAAAATCACAAAACCCTGGCGGATTACGCCCGGGCATTATCCGGAGAAGAATAATGGCGACACAGGCTGACCTGGAGGCAGCACGCGCTGCATTACATGACCTCATGATGGGTAAACGGGTAGCAACGGTACAGAAAGATGGTCGAAGGGTGGAATTTACAGCTACCTCAGTCAGCGAGCTGAGAAAATACATTGCTGACCTTGAATCTCAGGTTGGCACCACTTCACGGCGCCGGGGACCGGCAGGGTTTTATGTATGAAATTACCAGCTTTAGTGGGGCCGGACGGTAGAACATCCCTGCGCGAATATGCCGGGTATCACGGCGGTGGCGGCGGCTTTGGCGGCCAGTTGCGATCCTGGAATCCGCCCATCGAAAGTGCTGATGCGGCGCTCCTGCCTAATTTCTTACGTGGAAATGCCCGTGCTGACGATCTTGTACGAAATAACGGCTACGCAGCAAACGCCGTGCAACTTCACCAGGATCACATAGTCGGGTCATTTTTCAGACTGAGTTACTGCCCGAGCTGGCGTTATCTTGGCATTAAAGAAGAGGAGAGCCGCGCGTTTGCCAGGGAGGTGGAAGCCGCCTGGTATGAGTATGCTGAAGATGACTTTTGCGGAATTGATGCCGAGCGCAAGCGAACGTTTACGATGATGATCCGTGAGGGGGTCGCGACGCATGCATTCAACGGTGAGTTGTGCGTGCAGCCCACCTGGGACAGTGATTCAACGCGGCTTTTCCGCACGCAATTCAAAATGGTCAGCCCGAAGCGCGTGAGCAACCCGAATAACATGGGGGACACCCGGAACTGCCGTGCCGGTGTCAGTATAAACGATGCTGGTGCAGCGCTGGGCTATTACGTGAGTGAGGACGGTTACCCGGGCTGGATGGCACAGAAATGGACGTATATTCCCCGGGAACTGCCCGGGGGCAGACCATCGTTTATCCATGTGTTCGAGCCGCTCGAAGACGGGCAAACCCGCGGCGCTAACGTGTTTTACAGCGTGATGGAGCAGATGAAGATGCTCGACACCCTGCAAAACACGCAGCTGCAGAGTGCGATCGTGAAAGCGATGTATGCAGCCACCATCGAAAGCGAACTGGATACGCAGACGGCAATGGACTTTATCCTCGGCTCTGACAGTAAAGACCAGCAAAGCAAAATGACAGGGTGGCTCGGTGAGATGGCATCGTATTACACCGCGGCGCCGGTTCGGCTCGGTGGTGCCAAAGTCCCGCACCTGATGCCTGGTGATTCACTGAATCTGCAGTCAGCACAGGATACGGATAACGGTTATTCAACCTTTGAACAGTCACTGCTGCGCTATATCGCCGCCGGGCTGGGGGTGTCATACGAGCAGCTCTCGCGTAACTATTCCCAGATGAGTTACTCCACCGCACGCGCCAGCGCCAATGAATCCTGGGCGTTCTTTATGGGTCGCCGCAAGTTCGTCGCAGCCCGGCAGGCCTGTCAGATGTTTGTCTGCTGGCTGGAAGAGGCGATTGCGCGCCGGGTTGTCACGCTCCCATCCAAAGCTAGGTTCAGCTTCCATGAAGCGAGAACCTCATGGGGCAACGCAAACTGGATCGGTTCGGGGCGTATGGCTATTGATGGCCTGAAGGAGGTGCAGGAGGCTGTAATGCTGATCGAGGCCGGTCTCAGTACCTATGAGAAGGAGTGCGCCAAACGCGGGGATGACTATCAGGAAATATTTTCTCAGCAGGTACGTGAAACTATGGAGCGCCGGAGCGCGGGCCTAAAACCTCCGGCCTGGGCGGCAGCCGCTTTTGAATCCGGGCTGAAAAAATCAAACGAGGAGGATAAAGATGACGCCAGAGCTGCGTAATCTCCCGCATATTGCCAGCATGGCCTTTAATGAGCCGCTGATGCTTGAACCCGCCTATGCGCGGGTTTTCTTTTGCGCACTGGCAGGTCAGCTGGGGATCACCCGACTGACGGATACGGTGTCGGGCGCAACGCTCGGTGCCGAGCAGATTGCCGAGCCGCGGGCGCTATTTGGTGATGATGAGGAAATGGGACCCCGGACAGCGCGCAGTTACCAGATAACGAACGGCATCGCGGTGCTGCCTGTTTCCGGCACGCTGGTCAGTAAAACCCGGTCGCTGCAGCCTTATTCCGGCATGACGGGATACAACGGGATCATTGCCCGCCTGCAGCAGGCCATGAGCGATCCCGGCGTCGACGGCATTCTCCTCGATATGGATACGCCTGGCGGGATGGTGTCCGGGGCATTCGACTGCGCCGACATTATTGCGCGGATGCGCGATATCAAGCCCGTCTGGGCGCTGGCAAACGATATGAACTGCAGCGCCGGGCAGCTTATCGCCAGCGCCGCTTCCCGCCGTCTGGTCACCCAGACCGCGCGTACGGGCTCAATCGGCGTGATGATGGCGCACAGCAACTACGGGGCTGCCCTGAAAACGCAGGGCGTCGAGGTGACCCTGATTTACAGCGGCGATCACAAGGTTGATGGCAACCCTTACGAAAAACTACCGAAAGACGTTCGCGATGATTTTCAGACGCGGATTGACGCCACCCGCCGGATGTTTGCCGAAAAGGTTGCTGCTTATACCGGCATGTCCGTGCAGGCCGTGCTGGATACCGAAGCGGCTGTATTTTCCGGTCAGGAATCGGTGGATGCCGGTCTGGCTGAAGAGCTGGTCAATAACACTGACGCGCTGAACGTGATGCGCGAGTCACTTAACAAACGAAAAACAATCTCCCCTGGAGGAAATATGGAAAAAGTAACCACCGCATCAGCTGCGGATGCAATTCAGGCCACCGCGTCAGCAGAACAGACAAATACCGTCGAAACCGCTGCTGCAGTTGTTGCTTCACCGGCAGAGGTCAGTGCCCGGGTCGCCGCAGCGGTGAGTGCCGAAAATGGCCGAATTATGGGGATCCTGAACTGCGAAGAGGCGAAAGGACGTGAGTCACAGGCGCGTGCACTGGCCGAAACGCCGGGTATGACGGTCGAAAGCGCACAGCGCATTCTGGCCGCTGCACCGCAAAGTGCCCAGGCGCGTTCCGATACGGCACTGGATCGCCTGATGGAAACAGCACCTGGTGCGTTGTCCTCAGGTAATGCATCTGCTGAAGCAGGTGAAGATTTGTTAAACACCCCTATTTAAGAGGCTCTTATGGCAACGACTGAAGTTTTTACCCATCAACAGCCGCTGGGCAACAGTGATCCGGCACATACTGCATATGCACCTGGTGAACTGACAGCATCCACCCCGGCAATGACCCCACTCATGCTGGATGCCGCTACGGGCAAGTTAACGGTCTGGGACGGTACTCACGCTGGCGCGGCATGCGGTATTCTGGCCGTAGCGGCAGACCAGAGCAGCGTGGAACTGGCATTTTATAAATCCGGCTCATTCCGCATTGAAGATGTTCTCTGGCCTTCAGCTGTGACCGATGAGCATATCAAACGTAACGCGTTCACCGGCACGGCCGTCAGCATCATCTGAATCCTTTCTTATCACTCACATTCATCCATAAAAGCCGCCTGCGCGGCTTTTTTTACGGGAAAAATCTATGTCGATTTATACTACTGCCCAGTTGCTGGCGGTCAATCAGAAGAAATTTAAGTTCGATCCGCTTTTCCTTCGCATCTTCTTCCGCGAAAGCTATCCCTTCAGCACTGAAAAAGTGTACCTGTCGCAAATCCCGGGCCTGGTGAACATGGCACTCTATGTCTCGCCTGTTATTTCCGGCAAGGTCATCCGCTCCCGCGGTGGCACAACCTCAGAATTTACGCCTGGCTATGTCAAGCCGAAGCACTTAGCATGGCTTTCTGAGGCTTTCACGTAGTTGCTGTCCTTTGCATTTAATCTACTGATTATTAAGAATAAACCATTCCTCCTCTTTTACTGGATTTTCCTCGTTATCTGTGCGTTGCAATCACCTCTGTATTGCAGCTTGTATTGCTTTCTGGGGGCTAAAAATGGCTGGCGAGAACAAACTGAGCGACAAAGCGCTCAAGGGGTATCTGGGTAAACCCAGAGAAAAACAGGTCACTGTTGCTGATGGGAAAGGGCTCTCTGTTCGGGTGAGTACGAAGGGGGCCGTTAGCTTTGTTTTCTTCTACAGATTGGCTGGTGGGCAGGCCGCTCCTGTCTGGTTAACTCTCGGTAAGTACCCGGACATGTCCCTGAAACAAGCCAGAGAAAAGCGTGATGAATGTCGTGCATGGCTGGCTGACAAGCGTGATCCGCGTATTCAGATTAAGATTCAGGCTGAGGAACGCTTAAAGCCAGTAACCGTAGAAGATGCGCTTAACTACTGGTACGAAAATTACTGCAAGATTCGGCGCAAAACACATGCTGTAATTCTGGGCCGCTTTCGAAAACATATCTTCCCCTACATAGGTCACCTGCCTGTAAACGATACCCATCTGTATGAATGGCTAGATTGCTTTGACCGCATTAAGCGCACTGCGCCAGTCATGGCCGCTTATGTATTCTCTGACACTAAACTGGCACTACGTTTTTGCCGGGTCCGTCAGTATGCCACTTGTGATGCCCTTAAAGACCTGCGTATGTCCGATGTAGGGCAGATTGCAGGAAAGCGGGATCGTGTTTTAAGTGAGACTGAGTTGGGGCAGCTCTGGAAAGCGATTTTTGTAGAACCGGACATTAAGCTGATGTCTGAATACACCAGGAAAATGTTTGTGCTCTGTACTGTTTTTGGGTGCCGAATGAGTGAGGCCCGGTTATCAGAATGGAACGAGTGGGATCGTGAATGCTGGATATGGACAGTGCCGAAAGAACATTCAAAAACGGGCGTGGAAATTATCAGACCAGTTCCTGAGGTTTTACGGCAATGGATAACGGACATTCACGAGGAAACAAAGCATACCGGCTATGTGTTAGGTAGTCTGCGTATCAGGGAAAGCGTGAGTAAAATCGGCGGGAAAATCGGTAAGCGTCTAGGCCATGAAAAACAATGGTCACTACACGATTTGCGGCGAACTCTTTCAACACACCTCACTGATCTGGGTACTGAGTTTCATGTCGTGGAGCAGCTGCTGGGCCATGCGTTGCCCGGTGTGGCTGGTGTGTATAACAGAAGTAAATTCATGCTTAAAAAGCTAGAGGCGTTAGAACTCTGGTCAACATATCTGAACAGCATTTCTAATGCTGATTCAAACGTGACAATTCTCAAACAAAAGGTTGGTTAATATGAAAAAAATCGCTGTTGTTGATAAAAAGGGTCTGGAGTACATTCCTAACATCGACCGTATGATCCGTGAGAAAGAATGTCGTGAGCTTACTACCTTGGCGAACAGCACGCGCTGGAAGCTCGAGAAGGAGGGGAAGTTCCCTAAACGTATCAAAATCGGTGCTACAGCGGTTGCGTACCGGCTATCCGAGATTCAGGAGTGGATCAGAGGAAAGTGGACAGCTAATTAAAACCTTAGGGGGAAGTTCATCGTGGGGATTTATCACTACACTGATTTAAGTGGCTTGTCAGGAATGGTATCTAAAAGTGAGTTATGGGCTACCAATATATTTTTTCTAAATGACAAAGAAGAGTCTCATCATGGATGTAGATGCTTTAAAAACACAGTGTCGCAAATGGGTGCTGATTTCATTTCTGAGAGTAAAAAAATAACATTATTAAAATCTATTGATGCTTATCAAAAAAGCAGAGGGAAAAACAATAATTCTCCAGAAAGACATATATATAGTATTTCTTTTAGCAAAGATATGGATAAATTAAGCCAGTGGAGGGGGTATGGCAATAAGCAGGGAGTATGTATAGAGTTTGACAAAGATAAGTTGACTGACTTTGTAGACTTGCCAGAACTGAATTGTGTCGCAAATGATGTCATATACTCAAGCGAAAGCGACACAGTGCAAATGAGTAAGACACTTAAGGATTTTTTTGTGTCTAGTGAATTAAACTTGTTAGAGTTGAGTGATCCTTATACAACAATGGCATTGACTTACCATTACCTGTCTAGAATGATACCTTTTTTTAAAAATCATGGTTTTTCAGAAGAAAATGAATTTAGATTCATTTTTTCACCCAGATTATGGTTGAGTGATGTGCATTTCAGAGTTAATGACAATGGCCTAATTCCCTATATTATTTTAAAGAGAGGGGAGCAAGTAAAACTACCAATTACAAGTGTTATCATTGGTCCAGTTAAAGACTATGGTTTTGTTCATGAAGGCATAAGGATGCTTTTAGATAGATGGGGATACGAGGAAGTAAAAATCTACCCTTCAAAAATCCCTTATAGAGGTTAAATTTCTATCCCTATAAGAAAGGCGGCTAATTCTCGCCGCCCATCAAGTCAATTAATACGCTTGCGGTTAAAGTCAGATAAAAACTGTGAACCCTGTATTTGGGAAATGCACCATTGGCGCGTTTAGAGTTCAGGACCTAAGTCTTGCCACAATGAAGAAGGTACGCCGTAATGCAATATCCCCCCCAGGAATTATCCATATCTCGGAAGAGCTGGAGCTGCAGATTAGCAACACGGTCAGCCTTTGGAATCGATACTGCGTTGCTGCAATTCCTTGCGAATAATGCGTTTTATCCAAGCCGCTAGCGATTCATCACCATCCTGCTGTTGGGCCTGTTCCATTAACTCACGTAACTCAGGATCTAGCCTGAACTGGAATGGTGGATTACCACGTCTTTCATTTTTGTGTGTTGACACTTCAATTACACCCGATGTAATGTGTTTATGTGTAATGACACATTACACACATGCATTACAAATAGCAACGCCCCGGAGTGCGGGAACACTGTCGAGGCGTCTAACCAAACCGTTATCAGGAGTAACGACTATGGCTGAACAACAGCATACCCAAACTCACCCCAAATTTACATGGTTGTTCCTCGCAACCACCACACGTCACGCGGACGTCTGTCCGGTCATTGTCCGCTTAGATGCAGACACGGAAGAAAATGCACGCGGCGCATTCCCCGGATGGGATCTGGTTTTTGCTGCGAAGATACGCACTGAGTCACCCTGCAAATCTGCCTTTTTCGATTATGCCTCAGGTGTAGGACTGGCATTTGATAGCAAGGAGGTGCGCCATGACTAGCCGGATGCCTCTGCTGAATATCGATCTCCATGTCTCCCCGGATTTTTCGGGACGAATCCTGCTTTATATCGAGAATGGTCTTGTTAAATCGGAGATGCCACTGCTGCCGAATGAAATTATCGGTACACCGACTTTATTCAATCAACTGCTTGAACGCGCAGGATATCGCATAGCACCAGTCCAGAAGGGTTAATGTCATGAAAAAGAAAAATAGCGGCTTAACTGCTGCGGGCCAGACTCAGCCTGCGATCCTGCCAGGCGACATTTACAGGGACAATCGCGGCGAGCAGGTTACAGTGCAGAGAGTTACTGATAGCCGTATTACGTTTATTCGGGATGGCTACACAGGGGAATGTGTTTCTTCTGTTCTGCGCTTTGAAAAGGAATTTAAACCCGTGGTTAAACAGACATTCAGCGAGTGGTGCAAGGCCACAGACGTGAGCGGAAAAATCCAGAACCTGCGGGCGATTATCGCTGCTAAGAGAGCGGGAAAATGAAAAACGCGCCGAACCTGAAATGCCTCCCGAAGGACAAACTCACCGAGGCAATTATTTTTGCCGGAGCTGATGCGTGGATCCATGCCCGTAACTGGCAACAAGGAAACCCGGCAGGGGATGACGTTCCCCCGATCACTCTCGGGCCGAAGCAGTTGGTGGACCTGAATGATGTCAAAATCATTGATGCCGGGCGCCGCTATGCCCGCGTCTATCGCGCCGGAGAACTGAGCGCATCACAGACTACTTCGATCGCCACCCGGCTGGCGCTGGCTGGTGTCCAGGAGGCCCGCTTTTATTCTGAGTCGCTTGAACTGCTGGAGGACTGGTCACCACGCCTGATAGGACTTAAGGAAGAAGCAGAGCGAGGCGATAGCGTGGTGGTAACTCTTCCAGTCTCTTCCAGACACGAAGGAGTTTCGCCAGCGTTAAATCAGATGGGGGCCAGTCAGCGGGGCGAGGTACTGCTGGCGCACTATGATGGCGATCTGGCAATTCACGCCGACTCTGACACGGTTCACCACTATAACGGGGTGTTATGGAATCCGCTTCCTGATAAAGAGCTGCAGCGCGAGATGGCTCAGATCTTCATTGATGCTGATGTGGCTTATTCCCAGAACAGTATTAAATCAGCCGTGGAGACAATGAAACTGAGTCTGCCGGTTATGGGAGTAACAGCCCGTAATCTTATCGGTTTCAGTAATGGCGTATTTGATACCCGAACAGGGCAATTCAGGGAGCACAGCAAAACTGACTGGCTCCTGATTGCCAGCGAGCTGCCATTCAGCCCACCAGCGGAAGGGGAGACACTGGCCAGCCACGCACCGAATTTCTGGAAGTGGCTACGTCGTTCAGTAGCACACAACGACCGCAAGACCGACAGGGTGCTGGCGGCACTGTTTATGGTGCTGGCGAACCGGTACGACTGGCAGTTGTTTCTTGAGGTAACGGGGCCCGGTGGTAGTGGTAAAAGTGTAATGGCAGAGATCTGCACGATGCTGGCAGGCAAGGCAAACACCGTTTCGGCCAGTATGAGAGCACTGGAGGATGCGAGAGATCGCGCGCTGGTGGTTGGCTTTTCGCTGATCATCATGCCGGATATGACCCGCTATGCTGGTGACGGTGCCGGGATAAAGGCCATTACTGGTGGTGATAAGGTGTCAATTGACCCGAAGCATAAAGCGCCATACTCAACCCGTATCCCTGCAGTGGTACTGGCCGTTAATAACAACGCCATGACATTCAGCGATCGCAGCGGGGGGATCTCCCGGCGCAGGGTGATATTCAATTTCTCTGAGGTTGTACCGGAGAACGAGCGTGATTCTATGCTTGCTGAAAAGATTGAGGGTGAACTGGCTGTTGTTATCCGCCATCTCCTGACTAAGTTCAAGGACCAGAATGCGGCGAAACAGCTGCTGCATGAACAACAGAAATCAGAGGAGGCGCTGGCGATTAAGCGTGAAGGAGATTCGCTGGTGGACTTCTGCGGTTATCTGATGGCGTCGGTAGGGTGCGACGGGATGTTTATCGGTAATGCCGAAATCGTGCCGTTCAGCCCGCGTAAGTATCTGTATCACGCTTATCTGGCATACATGCGGGCCAATGGTCTGAATAAGCCGGTGTCGCTCATGCGGTTTGGCACGGACATGCCTGGTGCGATGGCTGAGTATGGTAAGGAGTACCAGAAGCGGAAGACGAAACACGGTATACGCTCTAACGTTACCCTGCACGATGATTCTGATGACTGGATGCCATCATGTGCTGCCAGTTCTGAAAACAGTCAGGCAGAATAAAGTTACAGATAAAGTGTTCACCAGTATTCACCCTGTAAAAAAATCTATTTACAACATGGTGTTAAGGGGTGAACACTTAATATTGAAGTGTTCATCAGGTATTCACCTGTTCACCTTATGTTTGTTTTCTGTCTGTGGGGTGAAGGGTTGGGTGAACACCAGTGAACACCTTAAATATAGATGTTCACCACCTAATCACATGAATCCAAAAGGGAAAAATGGAAGGGTGAACGGGTGAACACTTGAATCCATATTTTTTAATTTTGATAGCAAGGAGAGTTTCAGTGAAAGCGTTACTTCAGGACTATAGCCGTATCGCCCATGAGAGTTCGGGAGCTTTAGCACTCAGTTTGATGGAGTCATTAGTATTAGTGGTGTTTTCGAGAAAGCTAAAGGCAGGACACCTTGAGGGCGTGGATCTTGTTTATGTTTGGGTTGTGCTTGCGATAACTGCTGTTGCGCTGGCGTTCTCAGCATGCAGTATCTGGCAGACTATATGGAAAGGAAACAATCCTGAATGGTCAAAGGTAGTGATGCTATGTTTATATTTACCAGTTTATTCTGGCGTGATTTTTTCAGGGTTAATAACAGGCGGTGTAATTCTTAATTACTGAGGATGATAAAAAGCGGGCCTATTCAGACCCGCTTTTGGCAACACTAATGATTAACAAACGTTGTTATTTGGAGGGAATAACGAGAGCACCATATCAAATATAATGTCCGGTGAATCGCCTTAAATTAACTTTATACATTATTGCATCTCATTGCACACCGTTGCATACATTCCTTACCCTTTTGCAGTGATAGTATTATCCCTGCAACGAACTCTATTCGCATTTTTAATGAGGTAATATATGCCAGGTTTACACTCGCCAGCGGCACTTGTCCGGGTTGTAAGTGCCGAGGATATCCAGAAACAACTCAAAACCTTATTTACTGATTTATTCTTTACCCGTGCCGTAACGTTCGAAACCCGCGATATCATTCTGGACACTATCGACGATCCCAATATTCCGATCGCTGCATTCTGTTCGCCAATGGTGGGCAGTAAGGTGGCGCGTGATGAGGGGTATGAATCGAAATCCATCCGTCCGGGTTACATGAAGCCCAAGAGCAGCATAGACCCGAATAAGCTGGCTGTTCGTCCTGCAGGTGTTACACCGGAGCAATACAACACGCTGGATACACGCAACATCAAGGTTAAACAGGCCCTACTCAAACAGTCTGTTGCTATCCGGGCTCGTATTGAATGGCTGGCAGTTCAGGCTGTCACGACCGGGAAAAATATCATCCAGGGGGAGGGCATTGAACGCTACGAGCTGGACTGGAATATCAAATCCCAGAACATGATTACTCAGGCTGGTGGCGCTGCATGGTCAGGTAAGGACAAAGCGACATTTGACCCGAATGACGACATTGAAACGTACTCAGAACTGAGCGAAGGCGTTACCAACATCATCATTATGGGCGGGAACGTCTGGAAGAAATACCGCTCATTCAAAGCGATCAAGGACGTGCTCGATACACGCCGCGGCTCTAATGCTCAACTTGAGACAGCGTTAAAAGACCTGGGCGATTCAGTGAGCTTTAAGGGCTATATGGGTGATGTAGCAATCGTGGTTTACAGCGGCCGCTATACCGATGAAGACGGCACTGAAAAACATTTCCTCGATCCGGATTTGATGGTGCTGGGCAATACGGCCCTACAGGGCATTGTGGCTTACGGCGGTATTCAGGATCCGGAGCTTGTCCGCGACGGGATTACCAAAGCTGAGCTTGCACCGAAAAACTATATCGTACCGGGTGACCCGGCGATTGAGTATGTCCAGACCCATTCCGCGCCGCAGCCAATTCCTGCCCGTATTAACCGCTTTGTCACCGTTCGTGTGGCCTGAGGAGCAATCATGACTACAAATTACACTGAGCTGGTGGCCGGCACAGAGGCGCTGGTATCTACTCTGGGCATCTTTGCTGGTGGGAAGGGAGTAATCCCGGCGCTGACCCCGCTGATGCAGGATGCCACTAACGGCGCTCTTGTCGTATGGGATGGGGAACATGCAGGACAGGCGGTCTATGTGTCGTGCTTTGCTGTTGATACCGCAAGCCAGACGCAGGCACAGGTCTACAAAGCGGGTGTACTCAATGTAGACGCACTCAACTGGCCGGACGCGGTGACAACGCTTTCCGCTAAGGTGGCCGCATTCGTTGGCTCAGGTATTTCAGTTCAGCCGCTGGCACTGGTATAGGGGGGATCGCAATGCAGAACAAAGACAACAGCCTGATGGCTACCGCTAATTCACTCTGGCCTGACCCAGAGGTGAAAGAGCTGCAGGAGCTGGCGGACAAGATGAATATGAGTGAGCGCCTGGTTGATATGAATCAGGTCATGGAACTCACCACACTAAGCCGTCGCACTCTGCTGAACCTCGAAGCACGTGGTGAATTCCCGGTTCGTGTGCAGGTCACTGAGGGCCGTAAAGCCTGGTATCTGAGCGAGGTAGTGGAGTGGATCAACAACATTCCACGCAGCTCTGAAACCTGTCAGGTGCCCGTTCCTGCCAGACCAGACACCGCGCTGTGCCTCAAAGCTGAGCGGGTACGCCGTCAGGCGCGGGCCGGAAAAAACCAGCTTATCGGCTGACAGTACTAGCCCGGTAGACCCGCCAGCAGTGCGCGGGTCCTTTCGGGCGATCCGGCCTGTTACGGGGCGTCGACCTCGCAGATTCGCGCTATTTATGAAAATTTTCCAGCAAACATACCCCACCACCACTAGGTCAAAAAATGAACAAAAGGCAAAGCTCATTGGACTTTATGACTCAGGCTGAACTTGCAGGCGCACTGGGTGTTGATCGAACAACTGTCGGTACATGGACCAAAAAAGGATTACCGTTTATCAAAGGCGATCAGGGAAAGCCCCATACATTTCATTTTCCGTGCAGTATGTGGTGGATGCTGGGTAAAGATTTTACCGAAAGAAGAGGGATTTCAGGGCTGACGGCCGTCCAGCAGATTATTTTCGCCAGAGCCATCGCTGATGAAATAGATCCCGGCGATGATATGGCAGGCGAAGAATGGATGATCCCCATGCTGGCAGAAATTGGCATTCCTGAAAGCACTGTTAAAAGTGAAATCGCGTATGTCAGGGGGTTAATGGCCGGGGTAAAAATAGCTGGTCAGAAAAGAAAGAAACGGAAACCGGGTAGACAGCTTTCCCGTGATGAACTGAAGGAATAGATAATTCTGGTTGTTATATCGTGATGTTAAGGATCCCTTCTAAACCAGCTCATTCAGGGGGCGCAATGAAACATGAAACTATCGAGGCGACTAGCAGGTAAGGGAGTAAGAAACTATGCAGTATTTAATATGTATCAGAGTTAATAAACAGTGATCATCTTCTAACGCAAATCAAGGTAAGGGTAGGCTTTTCAGTTAAATGTGATATGTAACAGTAAATTAATGCTACATATCACATAGTTGAATTTTTTATAAGGTGCTTTTAGGCTTAAAAATTTCAAGGTGCTCGAGCATAGTCATTTTTTTGGCGATAGTCTTACTTCCTTTGAAAAGTTTAAAGTCTTTCTGATTTGTAAATATTTTCCCTGTATTGCTTAAAATACTATCTGTAATAGGATCTTTGAATTTGGGAATTGCTTGTATGCTCCCCTCAAGATTGTTGCTCACTAAAAAATAGCTTATCCATGATATCAGATACTTGTTTCTTTGTTCATCCAATGATAATTCCGTGAAATAATTACATAAGTAAGTCACAATTTCATTGTGTTTCTTTTTGCCATTACTGCTTTTCAAAATTGACTCAATGATTGCGATTATCTTTGGATAGGTTTTTACTCTTAGTCGCCCAAGCATTAACAACATACTAATGACTTTCTGTAGATTGTTTTTTTCTATTTTTACTTTTAGCTTCCCTTTCTCGGTGATTATGTCCGCCAAGAATCTATCGATTACCCCTGTACCTGGGATAAGTTTATCTATATCAACTACAGATAAGTAGAGTTCTCTGAATTCCTTCCATTTAAAATGAGCTTTTTTTCTCGGATAAACAGCGTGATATTTCGATGCCCATTCACGGAAGAGTCCGGATGGAAGAGGGTAAATATTAGTTTTATCGTCATTTAATTCTAAATTATATTCTTTTAATGAGCTTTGCAATGATTTGATAATGCGTTTAGCGTCTTCTTCAGATTTAACTAAAATCCTGTAATCATCTTTAAAACGTACAGCGCGGCAATCAATATCATCTCGTTCTATGTCTTTTGTAAGCATGACATCAACGGCAGAAGCTATCACTTCCGAAATCAGGTCTGAAACGACAGGCCCTATAGGTAGGCCATTAGTGCAACCATCATTAGCATTTTGGAATAATTTATCTAATCGGTTGCCGAAAAAATTAAAGTTTTGTCTATTTTCGGGCTTTCTTATGACGTTTTTCCCATGTATTGCCCAAGAAATACTATGCGTATAGATTGAAGGGAAGAAGTTTTTTATGTCCGCTTTTAATATATAATTATATCTATATGCAACAGATGCTAGATCATCATCTGTCATTTCTATAAATTCATAAATCATTCTTCCACTACGTAAGTGACCAATCCTTCCTTTAGCCTTTTTATTTATTGGTATAGGGAAACTATAAGACGTAACTTTACTATCCTTTGGTATCGCCGCAGCGACAATTTTTTTCCAGTTTCTTGCGATATGATAAGAAATATCGTTATGTATTTTAGGATGGATGATGCCAAATGTGCGGTCGGTTAGGTCTGTCTTTGGGAAATGTACCTTAACTAACTCGCAAACTTCAGGGGTATATTTATTTTTTCTGACTTTGTAATACACAGTAGGTTTGCTAGGTATTTTGTCGACTCGAAAGCATGGGGGCAAAACGTAGCTTTCGGGGAAATAACCATTTTGGAGCAGCCAGTAAAATACTTCTACACGATTTAGCGATAGGGCCAATTTTCGAGTAATTCTACGATGTTCTTTGATGGGATCTGTTGTAGCCATAACTTGTCCTAATGATGCCTACTCAGCTGAAATTTGGCATGAGAAACTTTCCAACCTATCCACCTATCTTTAGGGCAACTCTCATGAATTTAGTGAGGCCGGTAAGGTTCGCACTACCAATACAGCTAAGAAAAAGATAATTAGCTTCATCGAAGCTCAGCTCAATTAATCAAATGGTTAGGCTTTGTATTGCAGACTGTATTGCAGTAATACCTAATCCAAAACACTTTTAAACTTTTTTTCTTTCTTAGTCAATCGCATAGCATCGCACTTGACTCATGTAGCCGAAGCATGAAGTAAACCCGCAGATGACCCTGCGTCGCCTGCCGGATGAAGATCCACAGAACCTGGCTGATCCTGCCTATCGCCGCCGCCGCATCATTCTGCAGAACATGAAAGATGAAGAGCTGGCGATTGCACAGGTAGAAGAAATGCAGGCCGTATCCGCCGTGCTCAGCGGTAAATATACCATGACCGGGGAGGCGTTTGAGCCGGTGGAGGTGGATATGCAACGCAGCGCCAGAAACAACATTGTTCAGGCGGGTGCTGCGGCCTGGTCCGCCCGGGACAAAGAAACCTATGATCCGACCGATGACATCGAGACGTATGCGGTGAATGCCAGTGGCGTGGTCAATATCATCGTGTTCGATCCAAAGGGCTGGTCACTGTTCCGTTCCTTCAAGGCCGTCAAAGACAAGCTGGATACCCGCCGCGGCTCTAACTCTGAGCTGGAAACTGCACTCAAGGATCTCGGTCAGGCGGTTTCCTACAAGGGTATGTACGGCGATGTGGCAATCGTCGTGTATGCCGGTCAGTACGTTGAAGGGGGTGTGCAAAAGAATTACCTGCCGGATAACACCATGGTACTCGGTAACACACAGGCGCGCGGTCTGCGGACCTACGGCTGTATCCAGGATGTGGATGCGCAACGCGAGGGCATTAATGCGTCCGCGCGCTATCCGAAAAACTGGGTGCAGACCGGTGACCCGGCCCGTGAATTCACCATGATCCAGTCCGCGCCGCTGATGCTGCTGGCAGACGCGGACGAGTTTGTGTCCGTCAAACTCGCGTAACTTCCACCCGTTGGCCCTTCGGGGCCAATTTTTCGGAGTAGCTTCCATGACTGAAAAAGAGACACTCATCGCCCGGCTGAAAGATCTGGGCAAAATGCTTGGCCGTGACGTGAATACCAGCGGCACCATCCAGGAGCTGTCGATGCGTATTGCTGAGCTTGAAGAGGAGCTGGATGGAGAGGCCGGTTCGGTTGACGGTGAAAATGGCGAGGGGAATGCTTCCGGCAGCACCGGCAGCACCGGCAGCACCGGCAGCACCGGCAGCACCGGCAGCACCGGCAGCACCGGCAGCACCGACGGTGATATTGCTGACGCGGCAAAAGAAAAAACGACAGCGACCACAACCGATGACCGGGTAACAGTAGAAACGCTGGCAACCCTGCATATTGACGCGCTGCATTCCACGCGTAACGAACCGGTATCCATCGCTGAGCCCGGTGTGATCATTCGCGTATCCGAACAGGATGCAGACGAGCTGATCGCAAAGGGGCTGGTCAGAGAAGTCTGAAGGGGACCGCATGGCTGATTTCGATAATCTCTTTGACGAGGCCATGTCGCGAGCGGATGGTGCTATCCGCAGTGTGATGGGCACAGAGGCAAAGGTGATGTCAGGCGCTTTGTCAGGTGTCACCCTGATGGGCGTTTTCGATGATCCGGAGAATATTGGTTATGCCGGTGTGGGCATTCGGGTTGAAGGTACCAGTCCGACCCTGTTTGTGGAAACCGCCACTGTTCAGCAGCTGGAACGCATGGACACCCTGATGATTAACGGGCGGGCTTTCTGGGTTGAGCGAATTGGCCCTGACGATTGTGGATCCTGCCATATCTGGCTGGGTAACGGGAGCCCGCCCGCCGGTACCCGCCGTCGTTAAGGAGGCTGCATGTCCATTAAAGGCCTTGAGCAGGCGATAGAGAACCTCAACAGCATCAGCAAAACGGCCGTCCCGCGAGCGTCGGCACAGGCCGTTAACCGCGTGGCAAACCGGGCCGTCAGCCGCAGCGTGGCAATCGTGTCGAAAGATACCCGGGTCCCGCGAAAACTGGTAAAGCAACGCGCCGGGCTGAGACGTGCGACGGTTAATAAACCCCGCGCGCTTATCCGTGTAAACCGTGGCAATTTACCGGCCATAAAACTGGGTACCGCCAGCGTGCGCCTTTCCCGCAGAAAACGGGATAAGAAAGGGGCCAACAGCGTGCTGCGCATAGGACCGTTCCGTTTCCCGGGCGGATTCATTCAGCAGCTTAAAAACGGTCGCTGGCACGTCATGAGGCGAACAGCAAAGCCCCGTTATCCGATCGAAGTGGTCAGCATTCCTCTGGCAGCCCCTTTAACCACGGCATTTAAAGCTGAGCTGCCGAAGCTCATGGACTCGGATATGCCCAAAGAGCTCTGGGCATCCCTTACAAACCAACTCAGGTTGATTCTGACAAAATGAAACACAGTGATATTCGACAGTTGATTCTTGACGCGCTGGAAAACGCAATTGGTACTGACGCCATTTATTTTGACGGCAGGCCAGCAGTGCTCGAAGAGGGAAATTTCCCGGCCGTCGCCGTTTATCTCACCGACGCGGAGTACACCGGGGAAGAGCTGGATGCCGATATCTGGCAGGCCACTCTTCATGTTGAAGTCTTTCTTCCTGCCCAGGTGCCTGATTCGGAGCTGGATGAATGGATGGAAGCGCGTGTTTACCCGGTTCTGGCGGAGATCCCGGGGCTTGCATCCCTTATCACCAACATGGTGCAGCAGGGCTATGACTACCAGCGCGATGATGATATCGGACTCTGGAGTTCAGCCGATCTGAAATATTCCATCACCTACGAAATGTGAGGACGTTATGACCACACCTAACCCGCTGGCACCGACGAAAGGGGCCGGCACTACCCTCTGGATTTACACCGGAAGCGGCGATCCCTACGCCAGTCCCCTTTCGGATGTTAACTGGCTGCGTCTGGCAAAGATCAAGGATCTGCAGCCAGGCGAACTCACCGCCGAATCAGAGGATGACACCTATATCGATGACGACAACGCCGACTGGGCTTCATCCATGCAGGGGCAGAAATCAGCAGGCGACACGAGTTTTACTCTGGCATGGCTGCCGGGTGAAAGCGGTCAGCAGGACCTGGTAAACTGGTTCGATGACGGCACGGTTAAAGGATACAAAATCAAATACCCGAATGGCGCCGTCGATGTCTTTAAAGGCTGGGTGAGCAGCCTTGGGAAGACCGTTTCGGCTAAAGAAGTGATGACCCGAACGGCAAAGATCACCAATAACGGCAAACCCTCTCTGGCAGAAGACAGCGGTACTGCGGTAATTGGCGTGACGGGTATCAGCCTGGATAAATCCACTGCAGCGGTCGCTGTCGGTGCGACCACGCAACTGGCAGTGACGGTCCTGCCAGCCAGCGCTTCAGATGCTTCCTTCCGCGTGGCGACTTCTGATCCGTCGAAAGCAACAGTGACAGTGAGTGGTTCAACGCTGACCGTCACCGGCGTGGCGGCGGGCACCGTTGAAATTATTGTCATGACCAATAGCGGTAACTTTGCGGCAATCTGCAAGGTGACCGTTTCCTGAATCCCGGGGCGTGAGCCCCGCACTCCGGAGTAAATATGTTTCTTAAAACTGAACCGCTCGAGCATAACGGCAGCAGCGTGACGCTTTACCAGCTGTCCGCGCTGCAGCGCATTGAACACCTCGAATATCTGAAAAAGCTGGAAGCGGTTGAAGAAGATGATTTCCAGACCGCTATCACCCTCACCGTGAAAAATGGTGCTTACCTGGTGGCGTTGTCGCTCTGGCATGGTCATACGGTGAAAGGTACGCTTCCTGAGGGCGCGCCGGCGGAAGTGACGAAAATTCAGGATGAAGTCCTGCAGACCTGGCCGACGGAGCTTATTGCTGAAGCGGATTTTAAGGTGAAACTCCTCTCCGGCATGATTGAACTGCAGCTGGAGGATCCGCAGGTTGGCATCAGCGAACCTGCAGAGCCTGTTACGGCGGAAAAGCCCTCGCCAGTGAGCTGACGTTTGTCCTGAAACTGGCGCGTGAGTTCGGTCGCCCTGACTGGCGCGCCATGCTTGCTGGCATGTCCTCTTCGGAGTATGGCGACTGGAAAATCTTCTACCGGGATAATTTCTTTCATGATGCGCAGCTGGACGCCCATTTCTCCGGCCTGCTCTACACCATTTCAACCCTGTTTTTTGCCGACCCGGAGCTGACGCCTGCCAGTTTCAGCATTCTTTCACCTGTATCTGAACCCGTTGATGTAGCAGAGCCGGACGACGATGCGCTGATGGCGAAGGCGGAAGGTATTTCTGGAGGTATGCGCTATGGCCCAGACGGCAGTCGGTGATCTGGTCGTTAATCTTGACGTCAACTCGACGAAATTTAACGAGCAGATCAACTATGTCAAAAAAGAATTCAGGCAAACGGGAGACGCAGCGAACGATTCTGCTTTGCGGATCCAGCAGTCATTCAGCCGTCAGGAGAGCGCTGCCCGCAAGGCAGGCATCTCTGTCGGTCAGTATACCGCGGCGATGCGCATGCTCCCCGCGCAGTTCACCGATATCGCCACGCAGCTGGCGGGCGGCCAGAGCCCGTGGCTGATCCTGCTCCAGCAGGGCGGACAGGTTAAAGACTCCTTTGGCGGGGTTATTCCAACATTTCGTGCGCTGTTGGGATCTATCTCGCCGGTTATGATTGGTATTGGGGCGCTCTCTTCAGCGACGGGGGCGCTGTTGTATACCTGGTATGCCGGGTCGTCCACACTCTCCGATTTCAACAAAACACTGGTGCTCTCCGGTAACGCTTCGGGGCTGACTGCCGATCGGATGCTCACGCTGGCGCGAAGCGGCCAGTCCGCCGGTCTTACGTTTAATCAGACGAGCAAGGCACTGACGGAGCTGATCAACGCTGGCGTGCGTGCCGGTGCCCATTTTGACGACATGAGTCAGGCCGTTGCCCGCTTCACCGAAGCATCGGGTGTACCAGTCGATAAGGTTGCCGCTGCGTATGGCAAGCTGACAACTGACCCGACATCCGGGCTCATTGCAATGGCCCAGCAATTTCACAACGTCACCGCCGAGCAGATAGCACATGTTGCCCAGCTGCAGCGTGCCGGTGATGAAGCCGGGGCACTTAAAGCGGCAAACGACGCGGCCACCGCCGGATTCAACGATCAGACCAAATCCATCCGCGACAATATGGGGTCGATTGAAACTGCTGCCGATACGCTGAAACGCGCGTTTAAGTCGATGTGGGATGCGGCGCTTGATGTCGGTCGGCCCGATACCGCGCAGGAAATGGTGGCAAAAGCACAGGCCGCTTTTAAAAATGCCGATGAAATCTGGAACCTGCGAAAGGGTGACCGTTATGTGAATGATGAGGCCCGTGCCCGGTTCTGGAATGACCGCGAAACGGCCAGGCTGGCGCTGGACATGGCACAGCAGCAGGCGGGAATTGCCAAAGCGAACGAGGCGAATGCCTTCCGCGAAGCGGCTGCGGAATCTGAACGCCAGAAGTATGCTGCGCAGGCACAGACAAACTATGCCAAAACGCAGACTGCACTGGAGAAATACACGGCCAGGCAGGGCGAGCTTAACAAGGCGCTGAAAGATGGACGGATCCTACAGGCGGATTACAACATCAACATGGCGGCGGCCAAAAAGGAGTACGAGGACTCCCTGAAAAAACCGACGAAAGGCAGGACGCCTGGAGGCGCAAAACTCACCGACAGCACCAGTGCGCAGACACTGGAGCTGCAGACTCAGCTTGAAGTTTTGCGTCAGCACAGTGATATCAATGACACGATTAGCCAGCAGCGCCAGCAGTTGTGGAAAGCGCAGGCCAGATTTACGGTCCTTGAACAGGCTGCCAGAACCCGGGCGCTGACGGAAGATGAAAAGTCCCTGCTCGCCAGCAAGGATAAGGTGCTCGCTCAGGCTGAAATCAATGCAAAACTGGGTGACCAGATCGTTACACAGGAGCGCCTTAACCGTCTGCAGGATACATCGCAAAAATACGTTACCCAGATGGGTGAGAAAACCCGGGCTCTGGCGGAAAGCGCGGGGATGAGCAGTCGTGCGGCACAGCGGCGAAATGAAGAGGCCCAGCTACTGCAGGGATGGAAAAACGGCGGCGGGTCTGAAAAAGATCAGGGCTACCAGAAAGAGCTGCAGGCGCTACAGGGATATTATCAGGAACAGGATAAAATGCGCGGTGACTGGCTGTCAGGTGGAAAATCCGCCTGGGCTGATTACGCCGATTCTGCGGGTGACGCGTACGGCCAGATGAAAAATGTCGCGGCCAGCACCTTTGACGGAATGACGCAGAATCTTGCCGACATGCTTACCACCGGTAAAGCAAAGTGGGGTGATTTTACCCGCTCAACGCTTTCGATGCTGGCGCAAATCGCCCTTAAACAGGCGGGAGTAGGGATCGTGGGCGCTGTCAGTTCGGCTATCGGATTTGCCGGGGGCGGCTATACCGGATCGGGCGGTAAATATGAACCTGCCGGGGTCGTTCATCGCGGGGAGTTCGTTTTTACCAAAGAGGCGACCAGCCGGATCGGGGTGGGGAATCTGTACAGCATGATGCGAGGTTACGCGTCCGGCGGACTGGTGGGTGGCGGCAGTACGCCCGCTGCGGCCACGCGGGGGATCAGCGTTTATGCACCGGTCAGTGTCAGTCAGCAGGGTGGTGGCGAGTCCAGCCAGGCGGACACCATCGGAACGGCGCGGCAGCTTCAGGGCATTGTTCAGCAGACCATCACTGACCGGCTTAAAAAGGAGATGGGGCCGGGTGGTGTACTTTACCCAAGGAGGTAGCAGTGACAGACATATTTAGCTGGCGCACCCGTAAAACAGCCCGGGGAACGGAAAGCACCCGTACGCTTCAGTCCCAGTTTGGCGACGGGTATAAACAGATCGCCGGGATGGGGATCAATGACAAGGCCGAAGTCTGGGATCTTGACTGGACGGGAACACGAAGCGAGGCCGCAGTGCTGCGTGCGTTCCTTATGTCGCACATCACAAAATCGTTCTGGTGGACGAACCCCTGGGGGGAGAAGAAGCTCTACCGGATGAAGGCTGATTCCTTCAGTGTTTCGTTCCCCTCCGGAAAAAAAGCGACAGTAGCGTTCACGTTCGAGCAGTCCTTTGCTCCCTGATTATCTTCAAATCCAGAATGACTTACCGCCTCCGGGCGGTTTTTTTATGGGGTGAATATGAGTTTCACGCAGGATATACAGCAGCTGGAACCGGGCCAGCTAGTCCAGCTGATTGAAATAGACGGCACCGAATTTGGCATGGATACCATTTTGCGCTTCCATGCCCACAATATTGCTACTGCAGGCTGGGCTGCATTCGCGGCTGACAACCTCCCTGCCATTATCTGGCAGGGTCAGCAGTACGATCCTTACCCTTACGAGCTGAAAGGTCTGGAGCTGTCCAGCACCGGGGCGCAGCCCACACCCATGCTTTCCGTGTCGAACGTCGGCAACTATGTGACGGCGCTGTGCCTCGAGTACGACGACCTGGCGAGGGCAAAGGTGAAGATCCACACCACGCTGGCGAAATACCTGGACGCGGCCAACTGGACAGCCGGCAACCCGAACGCCAGCCCGGCGGACGAGCGTGTGCAGCTTTTTTACGTCAACGCCAAAACCGCTGAAACGCGGGTGCAGGTCGACTTTGAACTGTGCTCACCCTTTGACATCCAGAACCTTCAACTGCCCACCCGGCAGATCACGCCGGTCTGCACCTGGTGCACGCGCGGCTGGTACCGCACCGGTACCGGGTGCGACTACAACGGGAACCGTTATTTTCAAAAAGACGGCACTCCCACCGATAACCCGGCGCTGGATATGTGCGGCGGCCTGATGCCGGACTGCGAAGCGCGGTTCGGGGCCGGTAACCCGCTGCCGTTTGGCGGCTTCCCGGCGGCAAACCTTCAGGGTAAATGACCATGCGAAAAAAACTGATGGATGCGATCCGCGCCCATGTTGCCGCGGAATATCCGAACGAGGCCTGCGGCGTGGTGGTGCAGGCCGGGCGGGCGCAGCAGTACATTCCCTGCCGCAATATTTCAGCAATGCCCACTGAGGCCTTCACAATCTCGCCGGAGGATAAGCTCGCCGCGTCGGAGAGGGGTGAAATCATTATGGTTATCCACTCCCATCCGGATGTGGTGCAGCTTGTGCCGTCCGAAATGGACAGGGTGCAGTGCGACTGGTCCGGGGTGGAATGGGGCATCATGAGCTGGCCGGACGGGGATTTCTGCACGCTGGCACCCCGTGAGGACCGGGACTACGCCGGGCGGCGCTGGGTGCTGGGCTTTGCTGACTGCTGGTCGCTGATCCGTGAGTGGTTCCAGCGTGAGCACAGCATTACCCTGGGCAATTACTCGGTACCGTACGAGTGGTGGGAGCAGGGCGAAAATCGTTACGACGATAACTGGCAGGCAGAAGGCTTTATCCAGGTGGACCCGGCTGATATGCGTCCCGGGGATATGATCATGATGCGCATACAGGCGCAGGTAACGAACCACGCGGCCGTTTACCTCGGTCACCACGAGCACCAGGACAATATCATGCTGCATCATAATTTCGGCAGCCTGTCTGCCCGGGTGCCGTACGGCAAATATTACCGCGACCGCACCGTTCGTGTGGTCCGACACAGGGAGCTGATGAATGCTGAAAACACTGATTCTTGAAGGCCGTATGGCGAAAAAGTTCGGGCGCGAACACCAGTTTCACGTTGAGGATCTGCGCGAGATGCTGCGCGCCATGTCCAGCCAGGTCCCGGGCTTTAAACGCTACCTGTCAGAAGGACATATGCAGGGGATCCGCTTTGCCTTCTTCAATGGTAAAAACAACATCGGTCTTGATGAATTCGACATGACCCGCAGTGGCACGGTGTACCGGATTTCGGCCATTACCGAAGGTTCAAAGCGCGGCGGTGTGCTGCAGATCGTTATCGGGGCGGTGGCTCTCGTGGCCGCGTATTTTACCGCGGGTGCCTCGCTGACGGCGATAGGTCTGAGCACGGCTGCCGCAACCGCGACAACAACGGCCCTGACGGGTCTCGGCCTGTCGATGATGCTGGGCGGAGTGGTGCAGTTGCTTACCCCACAGCCGAAATACAACGTCGGTGCCTCGTCCAGCACGGACAACAAACCCAACTACGCCTTTGGCGCGCCGGTGAATACCGTGGCTGTGGGTTATCCGGTACCTGTGTTTTTTGGTGAGCGCGAGATCGGCGGGGCCGTCATCAGCGCGGGGATCTTCTCCAGCGACCAGCAGTGAAATTTATTGTCAGCTACAGGTCACCTCCGGGTGGCTTTTTTTATGGGTGAAATATGCGACTTCCCGAAGATGAAACCCTTATTCAGGGACGTAAAGGCGGTGGCGCTAAACAGCACACTCCTGTTGAGGATCCGGATGACCTGCTGTCGACAGCAAAATTAAAAATGCTGCTGGCGATCGCAGAAGGTGAAATTCAGGGTGAGCTGACGGCACAGAACATCTTCCTTAACGACACCCCGCTGGCGAACGCCGACGGCAGCTACAACTTCACCGGCGTGAAGTGGGATTTTCGCCCGGGCACTCAGGATCAGGACTACATTCAGGGATTGCCTGAGGTCGACAACGAAATGTCGGCCAACGTGACCGTCACCACCACCGCGCCGTGGACACGCCAGTTCTCAAACCTGATGCTGGATGCCGTGCGTATTAAGCTGAGCCTGCCCGTCCAGTACACCTATAAAGACAACGGCGATATGGTCGGCACGGTCACGGAGTACGCCGTTGATCTCTCGACTGATGGTGCTGCCTGGCAGACGGTGGTTAACGGCAAATTCGACGGAAAGACAACCACGGAATACCAGCGCGACATCCGCATTGACCTGCCAGCAGCAACCACCGGCTGGGCGGTGCGGGTACGTCGCATCACACCTGATTCAGTGGGTAATTCAAAACTGATAAACGCCTTCAAGGTGTTCTCGTTCGCTGAGGTGATCGACAGCAAGTTACGCTATCCCAATACAGCGCTGCTATATATCGAGGTCGATGCCAGCCAGTTTACCAGTGGCGCGCCGAAGGTGACCTGCAGGCCGAAGGGCAAACTGGTACATGTCCCGGACTCCTACGACCCGGTTACGCGCACCTACAGCGGCACCTGGTCCGGTGGCTTCAAAATGGCCTACACCAACAACCCGGCCTGGGTATTTTACGATCTGGTGCTGGATGAGATTTACGGCATGGGCACCCGCATCGATGCAGGCATGATCGATAAGTGGGAGCTGTATGCCATTGCGCAGTACTGTGACCAGCGGGTGTCGAACGGGGCGGGCGGTACTGAACCGCGCTTTACCTGCAACGTTTATATCCAGAGCCAGCAGGATGCCTACACCGTTCTCAGCGATCTGGCTGCTGTATTCCGGGGGATTACCTTCTGGGGTAACGACCAGATTTACGTGCGTGCGGATGTGCCGCAGGATGAGGTCGATTTTACCTATCATGCCTCGAACGTGATCGACGGACTGTTTACCTACGGCGGCGGCAGCTACAAAAACCGCTACTCATCTGCGCTGGTATCCTGGTCGGATCCTCAGAACCACTACAGTGACACCACAGAGAGTGTCTATGATTCCGACCTGGTGAAACGGTACAAGGTTAACCAGATGTCGATGACAGCGATCGGCTGTACGTCCCAGAGTGAGGCGCACCGCCGGGGCCGCTGGGCATTGCTGTCTAACGCGCGCGACGGAACGGTGTCATTTGGCGTGGGGCTGGACGGTTATATTCCCCTGCCTGCGGAAATTATCGGTATCGCGGATCCGTTCCGTGCCGGCAGGCAGAACGGCGGCCGTATCCGGGCGGTGAGCGGGCGTAACGTCACGCTTGATCGCCCCGTTGATTACGCAGCCGGCGATCGCCTGGTGGTCAACCTGCCGGACGGCAAGGCGCAGACGCGGACAATCGCGTCCGTCGGCGCGGACAAACAGACGGTGACGGTCACGACCCCCTTCAGGCTGCCGCCTGAGTCCGGCGCAGTGTGGGCCATCGACAGCGACAACCTGGCTATTCAGTATTTTCGTGTGACATCCATCCGGGCGAACGACGACAGCAACGGTGGTTTCACGATCACCGCGGTTCAGCATGACCCGAATAAATATCGCTATATCGATGACGGTGTGCGCATTATCCCGGCGCCGGTCACCGTCACGCCGATAAATGTTCTGCCGGCACCGAAAAACATCATCCTCAGCGAAACCGACCACATCGAGCAGGGGCTTACCGTTGCCACCATGAATGCTTCCTGGGATCGGGTGGAAGGCGCTATCCGGTACCAGGCGCAATGGCGCAAGGATAATGGCGACTGGATAAACGTCCCGGTGAGCAGCGCCCAGGGATTTACGGTGCAGGGGATTTACACCGGGAGTTATGACGTGCGGGTGCGGGCGCTTAACGCCCAGGATTCAAGCTCGCCGTGGGGTTATGCTGACACCACCTATCTTACGGGCAAAAACGGCAGGCCGGGAACGCCGCAGGCTCTGGCCGCCACGGACGATGTCGTCTGGGCTATCGATATCACCTGGGCTTTCCCGGATGGATCAGGTGATACGGCATATACCGAGCTTCAGCGCGCCACCACGGAAGACAAGGCTAACCCGCAATTACTGGCGCTGGTGCCGTATCCGGCCACGCATTACCAGCATGGCCCGATGCTGGCGGGCGTCAGTCAGTGGTACCGTGCGCGGCTGGTGGATCGTATCGGTAACACCGGCGACTGGACGGAATGGGCGGCAGGTCAGTCCAGCTCTAACGCCGGTGATTATCTCGACATGATTGGCGACACGATTGAACAGACCGAGGGCTATAAAAACCTCGTGTCGGACATTGCGGACCTGGGTGAAGATATCCAGTCAGCGCGCGACGACATCAGCACAGTCACAACAGAGTCGGCGGCGACCAAAGCGGGCCTGGCGAAGGAGATCACGGACCGTAAGAAAGCCATCGCCGACGAGGCAGCGGCCCGCGGCCAGGCGCTACTGACCGAGAAGAACGAGCGCGTCGCGGATATCAGCAACGTCAACCAGACGATTCAGACCACCACCGAATCGCTGGCACAGCAGATTGCGCAGGTGTCGGCGGGGACCGGTTCTCAGTTCGATCCGGCCAAAATCTGGTACTTCGATTCGACTGCGGAGGGCTGGTCCGGCAACGGCACGCCAACCATTGTTAACGGCTGGTTGCGCCCTGCCAACCACGCATCGGACCCATACGTTGCTTCTCCTGCGACGCTGGGCATTACAGCAGCTGCGTATCGCTTTCTGAAGCTGCGTATCAGGAAAGTGGGAGCGCCTGCATGGGCGGGGGAAATCCGCTGGCGCAATGCGGCCAGTTTCAACGAAACCAACCGCTTCGTGGTGGCCGAACCGGCGTATAACGCCGACGGCGTTGCCACGCTGGAATGCGACGATATCCCCTGGCTGGCCGAGACGACGATTAACCAGATTCGGCTGGACCTTTCCAGTAAACAGGACGCGACAAACTATCTTCCTGATTGACTGGGTGGCGATCGGGCGGCCAACGCCGGGCGCCGGGATGGCCGCCCTGCAGCAGGAAACGACAGCCCGTGTTACCGGCGACCAGGCGGAAGCCACGGCGCGCGAGACGCTGGCGACGCAGATCCGGGGCGGCTATACCGGTGACGACCCGTCAAAACTGGCCTCGGGCCTGCTGTACACCGAACGCCAGGCGCGCATTACGGCGCAGGAAGCGGAGGTGACGGAGCGGAAGAAGCTGGAATCGACCGTTAACGCTAACCAGGCTTCCGTTACGCAGGAGCTGGCGACCCTGACAACTGAGCAGGAGGCTCAGGCCACCACGCTTTCCGGCCTGCAGACCACTGTCGGTAAAAACACCGCAGATATCACCACAGTCACCAAAGCCGTCGCTGATAACAACAAGGCGCAGACCACCGCGCTGGCTGCGGTTAAGGCCACGACCGACCAGAACACTTCGGACATCAGCACGGAAACCACGGCCCGCACGAATGCTGACAGCGCGCTCGGCCGCCGCATCGATACGCTGAAAGTGGATGTGGACGGCAACACGGCCAGCCGGGAAGCCGGTATTGTCGGCAACGTCACCAATGCGCTCGCCAGCTTCACCGCGTTCTCTGAACAGCGCGTGACGTATGCTGTTGGCGAAACGAAAACGATGGCTGAAATCATCGAAACCCGGAAGACCGCCGCGGATGCCACGAGTGCCGTGGCGGAGCAGGTCACCACGCTTAAGGCGACGGTTGAGCAAAACGGTAAGACCAACGCCGCCGCCATTACGCGCATTGATAAAGCCGTTACGGATCTGGAAAGCGCCACGGCGATTAGCATCGAGCAGGTTACGGCTGCGATTGGCGAGACTAATGCCAGCGTGCAGACGACCAGCGAAGCTGTTGCTGACATTACCGGCAAGCTGGGTGCCCAGTGGGGTGTTAAGGTTCAGGTGGAAGCGAACGGGGTTAAACGTATCGCGGGTATTCAGCTGGGCATTGATGCAACCGGGTCCTCAAACTTCCTGATTTCTGCCGATACGTTTGCGGTTTATAACCCGACGACAAAAGGACAGGAACTGGTGTTTGCTGCCACCGGCGGGCAGATGTTCATGCGATCGGTGTTCATCCAGGATGGTTCCATCGACAACGGCAAGATCGGCAATTACCTCCAGTCCAGCAACTGGGACGGGACC